TAATGCCAAAGGAGCAATAAAAAAATGAGCTATGAAGAAACAGATAAACGATTAGAACCAAACGCCAGAAAGCATCCAAAACTTTGGCAATTATACTTGCTCCAACAAGAGTTGGTGGAATTCCGTAAACGTCATAGTTTACGAAAGAAATCAGCTTTAGCCGGCAAAAGCAATCTCAACGCTGATTTTGAGCAAACAATTATTGATAGATTCTCTTTAGATCAACACGTTGACCCAAAGAACACGGCGCAAAGAGAAGGAGGAACAGAAAGAAATGGCACTTTTCATTTATTCCCATCCTGGTTCAGTGAAATGGTCAAAGAAGGTGAAGAAGTCGGCCCTATGTGGAATTGGTTAATGGACCATAAAGGCATAGGCGAAAGTTTAGCAGCAAAGATTTTGGCTCTTATTGATGATATTGAAAAATTTCCGACAGTAGCTAAACTTTGGCGATATGCCGGTTATGGATTGGGATACTATTGGGTAGACAAATCCGGTAAAGTAATTTGTCCTCAAGAGGGCTGGAAATGGGTAAAGATTAAAAAAGGGGTAAAGTATAGAATTTGGACAGTAGTGGATAGCCACGTAACCCAAGATGGTAATGCAATACCCCTTGACAAACAATATGCAATACCTCAAAATAATACTCTACCCATTTTAGAGAGAGTTGACTTTTTAGAACCAGACCCAGAATGGGAATTGAAACTTCTATCAGATAGACGATGTAAACATTATCATTTGCCGTTTTGTACTCCGTTAAAGTCAACTCTCTTTTTAATTGCTGATATGTTTGTTAAAAATAGAACAGTGCCATACCGTGATATGTACGATTATGAAAAAGAACGATTGATGACACAACGAGGTATTAAACGAGGACATGCTAATAATATGGCCTTGCGAAAAGTTAAAAAAGAATTTCTTAAACAACTTTGGCTTGCCTGGCGACAGTTTGAAGGATTGGACATAGGGGAAGAATACAAATAAAGCCAATTGAGGCATGTAACCCATGTGCAAGATGCAATAAACAAACATTAAAGCCAGGATAGCGATGTAACCCATTACTTAAATGCAATCTCCATATATACAAAATTAAAGAAAAATAACAATGTACATACTTTCCCATGATCTTGACAGACAGTATCAACTTCAAACAGCACGGCGTATAATTCAATCTGATAAAAAATACATAATCATTAATGCGCCAACTGGATCAGGTAAAACCGCTTATGCCGCTTATGCCGCTTATGCCGGATTAAAAACAATAGCTGTTGTAAGAACAAAGTCACTGCAAAGACAATACGAGCAAGGATACGATTTTGTACCAATGTTCGGTAAAGCTAATTATGACTGTCATCAATACGGCAATCAGGCTGAACTATTTGACATCGGCGTAGATCAAACTGCTGACTTATGTACGGTTACAGATGAGTTTAAGGATTTATGCCGGCGTAATTGCCCATACTGGCAGGATAGATATAAGTTTATTGGAGCAAGTGCCGGTATCCTGAATTACGCCAAGTTTCTCTTGGATAGAAGATTAATAGAGGACTTTAGTCCTGATATTCTGTTTCTCGACGAGGCGCATGAATTAAGCGAATCTATTGTTACCGGCTTTAGTGGTACTGAACTAAAATGGACTAAAAGATTATTAGAATATACTGATAAAATATTCATCAAAAAGCCTCAGCCAATCGCCAGAAAAGAAGGTATTGAATGGCTGCAAAGTTTGTATGAAAACCTCTATTATAATCCTCCAAAGCACCCCAAAAAAGGCGGTAATGTTTACGCCTGGAAATGGCATAAACTCAGAATAGAGCAAGTTGACATTACACTGGCAGCATTAGGTATTAAACCTAATGTATGGTGGATTGATAGTGATAGATACAGATTCTTGGCTAAACCCCTCACAAGTGAATTTCATTTCAAAGCACTTTTTAATAAAGCTCCAAAGATAGTTTTAATGTCTGCCACTATTCAAAAAGCGGATATTGACGCTCTTGGATTAGAGCCAAACGAGTATGAATTTATCAGAGTGCCTAATATTATTGAACCAAAAGACAGGCCGGTGTATGATCTTGGAGGACCGGCTATAACAGCTAAAAGCACATTAGCTGATCTAAAATCGCATATAAGGCTTTTATCCAGGCCATTCGATATAAATCCTCATTATAATGGTATAATCCACGTGACAAGCAAAAAGATGGCATCTGACATAGCTACAGGACTAAGCAAGATATTACCTAATCCAATTTGGATTCCTGATACTGAAAATGGACACGGTACCGACAAGGAATATAAAAAGTGGCAAGAGTTTAATGCTAGAAATGAAAGTGCTATTTGTGTGGCCTGGCAGTTCTTTGCCGGCGCGGACATGGGAGATGTAGCAATCAACATTACTGCTCGTGTGCCGTATCCTTATTTTGGTGATATTTACGAAAAAGAACGATTTAATTATCATCCAAGACAAGCACTTGTACGAGTAGCTAATACAATGGAACAGCAGCAAGGCCGGAATCGTAGAGGATTTATAGAACATTATGGAAAAATGGCTAAGAAATTTAATGCAATTTGCGATAGTAAATGGACTAAACTTAAATCAAGTATGAATAAGGATTTCTTGAGGAGTATTGTTAAATGGACATTTTAGTAGCCTGTGAAGTAAAACATTTGTGGGTATTGCAAGAGCAATGGCGCAGCACTCGATAACATCTCCTATCAAGAAATCCTTAACGATTGGACTACCATCCGATTATGACACTCTAATCTTTTGCCTTTATGCGCTTGGCTACACTCAGACTGAAATAGCCGATGTATGCCAATGCACCAAACAAGCCATCCAGTATAAAATAGCATACTACAGAAAGATATATCGTAGAAGAATCTTAAGATGACATTTTACACGAATAATGATATACTGTCTCTGTGGAGATTAGAGATTGGATTACGCTTGTTATAGTACCTGGAGTATCAATTATCGCCTCGGCCATAGCCGGTATCTGGTTTTGGCTTACAAAATCCTACTTGCCAGCACAACAAAAGCGGCATGAGGAAATAATCCAGGCCAAAATCGCAGAGCAGGAAGACACAAGAGAATTCAGGCAACAATCTGAAATGTCATCACTGAATGTTTTAATAGAGAATCAGAAGCTATTAACTGATTCTCTATTAAGATACACTGATCGGGATTTAAAAGATATACTGTCAGAATTAAAATCAATGAGAGGTGAATTACAGAAAATAGCGGGTAATTCATCTTTACAGACCAGAGAATGGTCTAAAATCGAAGAGGTGTTAGAAGATATTGACTTGATGTACCATCGAATCACTGGAATATTGGAAGGCATTATTATAGGTGAGAGAGATGAGAACGCTTAAGCTTTTGGCTTATTTTTCATTGTTTATTCATTCCTATTTTTACTGCCACCTAAACGGACAAAAAAAATACCGGCATGAGATAGCCAGATTTATAATGTATTAGTAGATTCTTTGATTTGGAGTATAAGGATTTGTATCAAACTACTTCATAAACTTCCTTAACCTCTTCTCCTGCTTTTTCAATTCGGCAAATTGATTGCTGCAAAGTCATTTTAATATTCCCCCTCTGCTAAAATTCTGTCTTGATCATTATACCAGTCTTGATACCGATATTTAATTTGAGCCAATTGCGCTTTAGGCGCTAACTTCTTAAACCATTCCATTGCCTCTTCTGTCTCTTTATCCATCATTTGCTCTTCGTGTAAAAGCATTAGTCGTTCTGCTGTTAGCTGCCGGACTTCCGATTCCGGTATGCTCTTTTGAAGCATTACTGTAAGCGTACCAGCGCCATAATTTCTTAGTGACTGAGGGCCAAGCTCAGTATGAAACATTCTGCCTTTGCAAAGGTAATACTTGCCATTTAACGCCGGAGCATAACGTCCTTCTAGTTTATCTATGATTTGAAATTTCATTTCAATCTCCTATGTGCCGGATTTAACCATCCCATCCGGCGAAGGAGCAAAGATTTAATAACAAGCGTAACCAAAAGAACCAACGCCTGTAAAAGTTTGATACGGTTGACCGCCATGATACCAGATGATTGTAGCCTTTGCCCATTCATCTCCGCATTTAGGAAAATTAGCCTTAAAAGGTGCTTTCCAATCATTTGGATCAAATAGTGCTTTAGCAATAGCTTGCAAGTAAGCCGTGCTTTTATTTAATGGTTTCTCTCCGGCCATTTGCCCATTATCATCTTGATAAAACTCTGACTTAAAATGTTTTCTCATATATTCTACAATTTCTATTGCAGATTTATTATTAAGGTGCTTGGGTTTTGGAGCATCTATTTCTTTTGCTTCTGTAGTGTACATTTCAATCTCCTATGATAATTGCCATTCTTTAACGGCTTGTTTAACATTTTGTATTCGTTCCCAGATTTCAAATAATTGCTCTTGATCTGTTTGAGAAAAATCGCTTAACCTTACCCATTGTTCTTTGAATTTCTTTGTCTAAGTATTTCTTGATTTTGTCAGTCATTTTTTAGCCCTTTGCTTAACAACTAGTGCTTGCCAGTAACGCTTACCGCTTCAGCGTTCGTTAATTATCGCGGTCAAGGGCCGATAGTCACCCCTGGCTGACAAGCAGCAGTTGTTAAACCGCCTTGCTGCTAATTAAAATTATAAAATCTAGTAAGTTTGCCAATTGATTATGCACNTCACCCAAACTACCAACTATTGACCAATCTTTCGGGCTTTGACTTTGCTCTTCATCAAGTCGAGCTAATTGCTCTTGCAATCTGGCTATTTGTCCTACTACTTGTTTTCTTCTAAATTCGTAAGTTCCTTGCGCTGTTTGCATTTCAAATCTCCTTAGATAATTTATCTTAACTATACCTCTATTTTATCACACTTAATAAGATTTGTCAATAGGCAATTGTACAAAAATAATTGACATTTAATATTAAGTGTGATAAAATAGAGGGGAAATTAGTTAAGGAGATAATTGGCTTGAAAGCCTTACTAATAAAACAGTTGAATTATGCAATAAAACTCATATTGTCGTGGGGAATTGATGAATTTATTAACAGTTAAACAAGCATCTGAAAAGTACAACATAGCCGGTGATACTATCCGTAAATATATTTACTCTGGCAAGTTAATCGCTGAGAAGATTGGCAATCAATGGTTAATTGAAAAAGCTGAAGCGGATAAAATTCCAGGATTGTTTGGCAAGCGAAAATTGGCTAAACGAGAAATCGATATTAAACCTGTAAGTAAAAGAGATCGAAAGATTGCTAAACTTTGGAAGCAAGGGTTAAGCTCGCAGGTCATCGGCGATGAAGTTGGATTGTCAAGGCAAAGAGTAAATGTTATTGTTAATCGATTCTACGCGCCGCGGATAAAATGAACAAGCGAAAATTGACTTGCAATCGCCTTGACCACGGAGAAATCAAAAAAATGGAAGATTATATTTGTACATGTACACAATGCAATGGTACTGGTGCTGAGTTTCCAGAGTGTAAAACCTGTGGAGGTTGAACTTATGCCAAGAAATATGAGTTTTATGCTCACCACTGAGCAATTTGTGAACCAAACAAAAACCGTCACACGCCGACTTGGTTGGGATTTTATAAAACCGGGCGATATTGTAAACGGTTGTGAAAAATGTCAGGGGTTACGCAAGGGCGAAAAAATCAACAGACTTGGGCAAATCCGTATCATTAGCACGGTGGTAAATAGATTAAAATATATTACACCGGAAGATTGCGCCCGTGAGGGTTTTCCAGAAATGACCCCATCTGAATTTGTTGATTTTTTTTGCCAACATAACAAATGCACACCGGAAACCTACGTAAACCGGATTGAATTTGAATACATTACCCCAAAGCCGCCTGTACGTCCTGCTAACAAGGCAATGCAGGCGAATTACTAAGCTAGATTTTATTGAAGTGGCTCAGGCAACGGCGGTTACGGTCATTGCGGTATCGTCGCTAACCCGTAATCGCCACATTTGCGGGCGTTATATGGCTGGAGTGGTTTAGGCCGGGAGACCCTATGTACATTTAATGTGGCGGGTCGTGGATGGTGGGCAATGGCAACGTGCAACGCAGAACGAGATTAGCTCTACAGTCGCGTAGGCTGGTGATGCAGGCTCACTACCGCACGTTGCCATATAACAAATCAATCCACGCGAATTGCTACACCTGCGGCAAACCAGCCAACTGAGGCCAGCAAAGAAGCGGGTAATAGTGGCGACCATCGCCAGCCCGCAATCGCGTGATTTCAGCGTTAGGGCGGCCACTTGGGGCGCAAGGTACTTCTCTGGAAGTTTTCTTTTTGTTTCAAAAAGAATGACATATTGTATAAAATTTTCCCGTTTGCCCAAATGGTGATATTATTATGGTATATATGTCTACCATATTATTATGGCCGACATGTCTGCCCAATAAGCGTTAGGTTGCCTAATTGAAGCTTACATTTTAAGGTAATTTATGTAAAGAAACCCTTGACAACATATGATAACCGTATTATAATAAGGTATATCTATTAACCATTAGTATTTTGTCAAGGAGATTGAAATGATTAACCAAAAAATGCAACAGGTAATCAAATTAGCACTATCATACCAAGAGCAGTATGGCGGACGTGAATTTACCGCCACAGAGGTTAAAGAAATGGTCGAGGCTGATTGGGACAATCAGGATGAGCATAACGAATGGCTGGAGGAGGCCGACGCCGATGAGATAGCTGATTGGGTTTATGCAGGGTTGAAATGAACCAATTTAGCTATCAAGCGGATGATGAAACGCTCCGAATGATAGCCGAGCTTGCCGAGTGGTGGGGGTTGCCCCGCCACCGGCATAACACTCAGGTTATCGCCCGGTGTGTAGAACGGGAATTTTTACGAGAAAAGGCCAAACGGGAAGAGGTTATTTTTATGATAGAAGAATATAAATGGTTTTCTCGCAGTATTGTATTTCGCCGCCAAGTAATCTTTGAAAATGCCGATGGTGTTATTTTTTGCGCCGTTGATTTTGGAAATTTCCGGGATGGGGATAGGGAGTGGGTCAACAGGCTCGAATATGAAATCAAGGCCAAGATTGACAAATTCCTGGCTGGAGATTGCTCAGATTATGAATTGCAGACCGAGCGAGCTATAGCAAGGCTAATTCGTCACAATTTTGATTGCCATAAATTTTGTTATCGGAAAACAAGGAGATAACAGCGTCTAAGGCTGAATAAATAGGAATGGGGTTTAGCTAAAGGCACGGTGAGAGCAGCTTTATGGCGTGACATTATCCAGGGCGATATGATGACATCGCATTACGGGCAACCTCGCATATAACAAATCATTAGAGATGATCCAAATGCGCCAGCAGATTGGCATGGAGAGGATTGTCCTCTATACAAACTGCAACCTAACAAAGCAAATTGTAGCGAATTGCTAATCTTCATTCGCTAACAACCGTACTGGTAATTGTGGCTAGTGGCGGTCACAACACACATTTTATACCCGCAATCGCCACATTTGCGGGCGTTAGAGTGCCTGAAAGAACCTATGTTGACATACGGAAGTCTTTTTACGGGGATAGGCGGGATAGACCTCGGCTTTAATTGGGCCGGGTTAAGGTGTCAATGGCAGGTTGAGATTAATGATTTTTGCCAGCGTGTGCTTAACAAGAACTTTCCGGGCGTGGAGCGTTTTAGAGATGTCAGAAAAACAGGAAAACACAACCTCAAACCAGTTGACATTGTTGCCGGCGGATTCCCTTGCCAGCCTCACAGTTATGCCGGGAAGCGAAAAGGCGCGGCAGATGACCGCAACCTCTGGCCGGAATATCGCCGCATTGTTGCCGAACTCAAACCCGCTTACGTCATTGGTGAAAATGTGCCTGGAATCAGAACAACTATCCTCGATGACGTGTTATCTGACCTGGAAGATTTGGACTACACCTGCCAAACGTTTGTTATTCCGGCTTGCGCCCATAATGCCCCCCACAAGCGCGACAGAGTTTGGGTTGTGGCCTACGCCAACCGCCAGCAAGCACACCAGCAATTGCAGCAACCCAGCCGATTTAGTGGACAGCCAGGGCAATCCCTGGAAGCCGGGCAAGAAGCCTTACGACCGGCGAACGGGAAAACAAGTAACAACCACAATACACGATTTTGTGAGATTTTGGCCGACCCCGACAGTACACGGAAATCACAACCGCAAGGGCGCATCGAAGAACAGTGGGGATGGGCTGGCAACGGCAGTCAAACTCTACCCCACACCAACGGCAAGCGACGCGCACGGAGCGCAACGCAGCCCCAACAAACAAGGCGGCAACGCATTGAGGGAAGAAGTTGGTGGGAAGCTGAACCCGGAATTTGTAGAGTGGTTGATGGGTTTCCCGGTAGGGTGGACAGACTTAAATCACTCGGAAACGCCGTAGTGCCGCAACAGGCTTACTTTATAGCCACGTTGGTCGCACGGCACTCTAACAAATCGTTCGTAGCGAATTGCTGCCCTTCCGGGGCAGCAAAGTAACTATTAAACCACGTTTATGCGCTTGTGAGGCTTACAGTATGGCCCGCAATCGCGTAAACTCAACCGTTAGCAGTACTAAGAGAACGCTATGGGTAAACCAAAATTATTAGACACATTTTGTAAAGCAGGCGGGGCCGGTATGGGCTACCATCAAGCAGGCTTTGAGGTTGTAGGGGTTGACATCGAGCCGCAATCGCACTACCCGTTTGATTTTGTCCAGGCGAATGCGTTAGAGTTTATTGCCAAACACGGTCACGAATTTGACGTTATTCATACGTCACCACCGTGCCAACTCTATAGTGTCACATCTGCGCTGGCGACCGGCAATCATCCCGATTTGATTCTTCCAACACGCCAGGTTTTACAGACCGCCGGTAAGCCATATGTGATCGAAAATGTACCAGGCGCGCCGCTTAAAAATCCGCTTATGCTGTGTGGTACAATGTTTGGCTTGCAGGTTATCCGGCATCGCCTGTTTGAATGTTCGCCGATCATTTGGTGGCCGCCATCACCCTGTCAGCATATCGGAAAATCAACCGGCGCTGCTGCTGGTCGCCGTAGAGCCGGAAATTTTGAGAAAACCAGGACAGCATCACTAGCTGACGGTTTTGCTTATGTGACCGTATGTGGAAATGATTATTTGGTAGATGAGGGCCGGCAGGCGATGGGTATTGATTGGATGACTAAATCCGAACTTTCCCAGGCAATACCACCAGCCTATACCAGGTGGCTTGGAAAGCGTCTAATAGAGACCTTGCACTTACGTACTGCTAACAAGCCGTTCAAGCGGAATTACTACCGTCGCGGTAATCAACCGTCCCGCGCCAGCATAGCGGGTTCTAATTGAGGGTTACGGTGCTGGCCCGTAACCCGCTTAATTCAACCGTTCTGTGGCAGGTAGCTATGGGGATAAATGAAAAAATGATAGCGGCCTTTGAAAAAACTTACGGGCCTATCGGTAAAAATTATGATAAAGATACGTGGCTTGCCCGTTTTGGGGTGTTTGTTTGTGGCTGGCAATCTCACGAACTTCATTACCAGAGAAGGAGTTTTGAATTGAGAGAGAAATTAGCTAACTTGTGTCACCAGCAATGGGTAGGGTGGATGTCATATTTATTCAGCAAGGGTGTATTCAACGAGGATGGCACTTGGACTATGCCGAAAGAATTTGTGGAACGATGGATGCGGCAGACCTCAACGCCATACGAAAACTTGTCGCATCCTGAGCAAGAGAGCGACAGAAAAGAGGCAGACAAATTTCTGGCGGTAATCAACCACCGCGCCACATAACAAATCAATGCACTGGAATACTAAGCTGGCTTACATTGAGGCCAATTATGTCCACGGAAATGTCCGTGATTGTGTCCTAGTTTGCCAACCCGTAATCCAGTGATTTCAACCGTTAGGCGGATGAAATGAGCGACGATATTAGGCCCTTTCCCATTCAAGCTGGCATACGCAAACGGGATAAAAATGGGCATCTTGGATTAAGGCCGTCAGCCTGTACAATTCCCTGGTGGCTGGCCGAGGAGGTTTACAGGGGCTATGTTGCGGCACATAGTGAGGGTTGTCACATTCAATCCCTTGAGCGCCTAGCAGAACGAGGCGGATTCAGCCGCGAGGATGTGTTATGGTATCTACGCTACACCAAACAATCCGCCTAACAATGCGCTTGCTACCGAATTACTACCGCCGCACGCCACCGACCACAGCAAGCCAGAGAAGTAAATAATATTAGTCACGTTCCGCGCCTGCCCGTAATCGGCAGAAGCGCGGGCATTATATGCTAACCTTAAAATCCAACCAAATTCCTAAACTCGTGCTAAATAACAAATTGCCCCTTGACACAATCACGAATACGTGATATAATAGGGGTACAGTTGAGCGATAAACGCACAACACTAACGAACGGCACAGGAGGCCAAAATGACTAAGCAAGAATTGATCGAAAAAGTAATAGCCCTGGTAAAGACTGATCCCGCCCCTTACAACCAAACGACTCTTGAGGACTGGATTATGGAAGGCGATACCGATGATATGACTCCGGAAGAAATCGCCGCCGAGTGGGACGAATTGCCGGAAATGGAAACCGACAAGAATACCCAATAAATCACTTAGCCCCCGCATTTCTGCGGGGGCTAACTTCAGGAGGTTCTTATGAACGAGAAATATCAGAACTTCTCTCACAAAATCACATTCCGTCGTCAGGTTGTTTTTGAAAATGACAGCGGCATTGTTTTTTGCGCTGTTGATTTTGGTAATTTTCGAGACGATGACAAGGAATGGGTAGACAGGCTCAACGAAGAAATCAAGGCGAAAATTGACAAGTTTTTGGCCGGGAATTGTTCGGATTGTGAGTTGCAATCCGAAAGGGCTATGGCGAACCTCGTCAAACATAATTTTGAGTGCCATAAAATTACACTATCAGAATATCAAGAGATTACGGCATCCGAAGCCGAACAAGAGTGGGGTTTGGCCGAGGGAACGGTTAGAGCGGCTTTAGGGCGTGATATTATCCAGGGCCGTAAATCCTCCGGTACGTGGTTGGTAACACGCGGGGAAATGAAGTCGCATTATGGGCAACCCCGCATATAACAAGTCATGCTACCTCTGCGGCTCAACAACCGTCGCAAGCTGGCAAAGAAACGGGTAAAAGTGGCTAAACAAGCCAACCCGCAATCGCCACAACTCAAATGTTATACGGCTTGAAGCCGAAGGGTCAGAAATGAACGAAGAACAAGAAAAAATCTTAAACGAAATACACAAATTAGCTACTGGCGATGACCACTTATTAGTGCCATTTAATCAAGACCAGCTTAAAATGGCAAATTCCGTCATCGTTAAATTGGAAGCCAAGCTGAATCAAATCGCAGATTTAGTACAGGTTGTATGCGGTGATTAGCCGCCTAACAAATCAATGCACGCGAATTGCTAACGCCCGTTTTCACAGTGGTAAAAATGCCTATCATGATGGCAATAAAATTATGATTGACCAAAAACTAAAAACATGATACAATATTCGGTAGGAGGATATTCAATGAAACCAGGATATTTAACTACTGAATTTTGGCTTACTCTACTTGCTCAAGTATTGCCTGTGCTGGCGTTAACCGGAGTATTAACTGCCGGTGAAGTTGACACTCTTTATGCTGCTGTTGTTGAAGCGGCAAAAGTAGTTGCCGCGTTGGTTGTAGCACTTGTCCCGTTATGGCGATATATCGACGGTAGAGCTAAAATTAAAGCCGGAGGTTGATATGCTTCCTAAGATTTACTTTGCCGCGTATTGCTCACTGCTGCGGCGGATCTCCTATGATGTCCTGAGTATGACGTTAAACTGCTCTATTTTGTTATGTCTCTAACAAATAAGCAACAGAAGTTTGTAGATGAATATCTCAAATGTTTTAATGCTACTGAAGCAGCTAGACGTGCTGGGTACAAGGCTACTAATGGCAGTCTAGCTACTATTGGTTATGAAAACTTGAGAAAAGTTGAGATTTCTGAAAAAATCAATCAGCATTTACAAGCATCTGCAATGTCGGTTGATGAAGTCCTTATGCGACTTGGTCAACAAGCCAGAGGCAGTATGGAGGACTTTTTAGATTTCCAAGCCGGTGGCAAGTTTCCCATTATCGGATCTTGCCAAAGCCAAAGAACTTGGTTTATTGCATCTCATTAAAAAAATGAAGTACAATCCTAAAGGTGGATTAGAGATTGAACTTTATGACGCTAAAGCAGCTTTGGAATTGATAGGTAAAAATCTATCAATGTTTACTGATAGGCTCGACATTAAAGTTGAAAAAGAACTTGATGCTATCCTGACTGTATTAGAGAATACATTGGAGGCCAATGAATATGAGCGTGTACTTGGCATCCTCAGTAATTCAACGAGTAGCTAGAAGACGATTATCGAATAGAGAACAGGCCGAAAGATGGCCGGAACAGTACACCAACAGCAAAACTGGCAAGGTGTACAAACCGCATAACGAGCAAGAGCATAAATTTGTTTACAGTGATACACCAAGATATATATTGCTCAAGGGCGGCGAAGGCGGCGGCAAGTCAGTCGCCGGTATCATTAAAAATCTTGAACGATTAAAGCGCGGCATCAATGGTATAATGGTTGGCGCCGACTTTGAACATTTCAAAATATCGGTGTGGGCTGAATTCCGATTATGGTGTCCCTGGCATCGGGTGATTAAATCACAGAGATACAGACAACAGCCGGGATGGGAACCAAGTAAAAAGTTTACACTCGTTTTTAAGAATGCGATAGGTGGTCATTCAGAATTATTGTGTGGTGGCGCAAAAGAAACCGAGATAGGTTCACTTGAGGGACCAAACGTCGGCTTTATACATGGTGACGAATTCCGGCGACATAAGACAGCAGCCGCACTAAAAGTTTTCGACGGTCGAGCTAGAATATCAGGACCGAATAACGAACCTCCACAAATTTACTTTACAACTACACCTAGAAAGAATTGGCTCTTTGAATACTTTGCCGGCGCAAGCGGTGATGAGAAGTCACTTGATTTAGTGCCGGAAGAGATACTAAAGCAACATCCCGACTTCAGAGCTAATGCCTTTGTGGCAACGGTGCTTACTCAAGAGAATGAAGAAGCGGGGAACCTGGAGCCGGGTTTCACCAAAGCAAGAGCGCAAACACTTGATCAATCAGAGATTAGCGAACTACTCGAAGCCGGATGGGAAGATACAAGTGACACAGAGAAGTTTNTCAATATAATTTGGTGGGACAATTGCAAGGAACAAGTTTCTGAGATAACCCGTAGCGAACCGATGGTAATTGCACTCGATGCGGCTGAAGGTTCAGAAAATCCCGGTTATATTGCTGATTGCTTTGCAATGGTGGCGGTGACAAGACACCCAAGCAGAAGCGAAGATATAGCCATCCGGTATTGTGGCATATGGCAACCAACGAGCGGGCATCTATTAGATTATGATCCAATTGAAACCGAACTCAGAAAACTATGTGAACAGTTTAGCGTTATTGAAATCGCTTATGATCCAACACAATTACATTATCTCTGTTCACAGTTAGCCAAAAAAGGAATTGGTAATTTTCAAAGGTTTAGCCAAGCTGAACCACGCAAGTCTGCTGATAAACAATTGCAAACATTGATAGCAAGCCGGAAGATAGCGCACGACGGCAATCCATTACTGAGACAGCATATTGATAATAGACTACGTAAAAAAGTAATGTTGACAGTAGTGTAAGGATTGTTAAGCGTACTCCTAGCCTAAAAGTCGATGCGGCGGTAGCTCTGTCAATGGCGGCTAGTAGGATATTGTATTATAATCTATGACATCAATAATCAACCCGACTTTAATACCAGGCGTAGAATTAAAACAACTCCAATCACACATCGATGAACGAGGATTCTTCCGTGAAATCATCCGGCAGTCAGACGGCTTTTTCAAAGAGGGATTTGGTCAATGGTCACATTCATACAAGAGACAGCATTATCACACTAAACAATTTCATATTCACCAATATCAAGTTGACTGGTGGTATTGTCCTGTTGGCATTATCCAAGTGGTATTATACGATACTCGATTTAACGATACTCGCTTTCATCAATTTCAATTGCCGCAAGGCCAGATGAATCAAGAGGTACTGAGAATACCGCCGGGAGTAGCGCATGGTTTTAAGGTGCTACACGGACCAGCACACTTGTTATACATCACCAGCAAAGAATATAATCCTGAAGATGAAGGCAGACTAAATTTAGAGTTTGATTGGAATGAAATCAATTAACCCATTAACTACAATCTCGCCCTGGGCCAGACATTTTTTTATACACGTTATCAAACGTTCATTAGCAATTTGCATAAAATGGATTGATGAAATGAACGAGGTAAACAAAGAGCAAGAGACAACAAACAAGCGTACACTTAACCAGCGTAACCCTATGCCGTAATGATGCACATTGTAGCGGAGTTGTCACCCGAAGGGGCGGAAGCGAAGCGGAGCAGGCGAAGCCTTGACAACTCTTAGCGGAAATGTGCGATAATAAATAGGCAGGGTTACGCTCTAAATAATCACATACAATAATAGTCTAATCCGGCTAATGTCTCGTTAGATTTNNAGAGGTTCGCGATAGCTCGCCTTAAATAGGTAGAGCTATTTTTTTATGTCTGATAATGGCACAGCAACAAAACAAAATGAGACTGTAGAGGAATTATCAGTACAGGCTAGAACTGAGGAGCAATCATTAGGCGCTAATGTTGGCTCATTCTTCTTTCATCGTGTTGCTGGCTTGGAAGATGAAATTGCTCCCTGGTGGTCTCCTGCTCGTGATATTGATTTACGTGATTTTGTAAAACGAGTTGGCAATGATATTTTACAAGGCGCTAACTCCTCTATGATCAAGAAGGTGAAAGCTACCGGCTGGAATATCGAAGGCGGCGAACGGGTTGTCAATCGGTATCAAGACATTTTGGCTAATGCCGAATTCGGAGCTGGTTGGTCTACTCTACTTAGCAAGACCGTTGAAGATTTTAACACTCAAGACAAAGGTGCATTTTGGGAACTCATTGGTGATGGCGATCCGGCTGGACCAATCAAAGGGCCGGTGTTGGGTGTAGCACATCTTGATAGTGGGTTGTGCCAACTAACCGGCGATCCGACTTACCCGGTTTTGTTTTGGGACACTAAACGAGNNAAAAAAGAAGCGCATAAATTACATGCTACACGANTAGCTCACATTGTTGATATGCCAAGCNCAATGCAAGCAATGTTAGGTGTGGGCTTTTGTGCTGTGTCAAGAGTTATATCGTCCTCTCAAGTTTTACTCAAACTCCAACAATATAAAAACGAAAAGTTATCAGACTTGCCACCTGCAGGGTTGCTCTTGCTTAATAATATCCTGCCGCGCCAGTGGGATGACGCAAGGCAGGATAACAAGCAGGGCAGGCGCAGATTAGGCCAAGAGCTATGGGCCAGTGTAATGACGCTCTTCGGCCTTGACCCGGCACAACCAACAACAGCAGAGTTTTTATCTTTTGCTGATTTACCAGAGCACTTTGACGAATTAACAAGCGTTAATATTTATGTTAATATTCTTGCTTTGGCTTTTGGTGTTGATGTCAGAGAGTTTTGGCCTTTGTCGGGCGGTTCACTTGGTACTGCTACTGAATCTCAGGTAATGCACCAAAAGGCTAAAGGTAAAGGGCCGGGTGAAATTTATAGCAGTCTTGAGCGGGTAATCAATTGGAAGATATTACCACCAACGGCTACATTCTCGTTTGATTACAAAGATGACGAAGAGGATCAGCTAAGAGCTAATATTGAGGATACCAAAACAAAAACTATTATGAGCATGTGGAATGTTCGCACTCCTACTGGAGGTTCAAGAAGCAACGAGCCACCTGTAAGCCGTTTGGAAATCCGGCAAATGTTAGCTGATAATGTTAGCTATTTCTCAGAAGAGTTTTTAACTATTGATGTGACTGAGGAGATAGAAGTAACAGACACGGACAGGAAGAAGGCGATTGGTAAGCCGGTAACAATCAATCACAAAGGTATTATCAAAAGGCCAAGAAAGAAAAAGTTATCCGGCAATCCAGATACCGTTTGGGAATTGGTGCAAGAAAATTATAAACAAGGAGATATTGATTTTGATACTATGATGGAATTTAGAGAAGGTCAGTTAACAGATGAGTATCAATCAATATCGTAAAGGGTTACGTTCTGCTACTCGCGGATTGTGGAATGGTTCATTAGACCGGCGACAATTCAGAAGTGCAATGAATGGAGTTATTGACCGGCGATTATTTCAAGCATGGCTTGAAGGTGCGGCAGAGTGTGGCATTGATGCCGCAGATTTAACAGTAGATGAACAAGCGGATTTAGCCAAAGCGATCAGAGAAGAGCAATCTAATGTCCCGGCTTTTGCTGACAGAATACAAGAAAATAGCAAGGTCAACAAAGGTAAACTAATACCGTTGCTCGACAGAATAAATAACCTTTGGGTTAATCGCTATAGAGATTTACGCAACCAAGCAAAGACAATAGCTTGCAAAGACAAAAAGTTCATTTGGAAACTTGGCGCAACAGAAGTTCATTGTTCAACGTGCCCAAAACTAGATGGCAAAGTCAAACGCGGCAGCGTATGGACCAAAGCCGGTATACGTCCGCAAAATCCACCTAACAGCGCAATAGAATGTGGTGGCTGGAATTGTTTGTGTGAGTTGTTACCAACAAATAAGCCTGTATCAAAAGGCCCGTTGCCAAGATTTAGATAGGAGATATTATGGCACAACCAGAAGCAAGAAAACATTTTCAACTGGTGCTTGATGCGCCATATATGACAGTAAATGATCACACTCGATTAGATGTTGATCCGTCTGGTGATTTTATAGCTAAACCAGTATGGGCTGCTGGGCAATTAGAAGCTACACATTTACAGATGCAAGCATTGACGCAGAATATCAGGTATACGATTGATGGTACACAAGCAACTGCTACTATATTTCAAAGTTGATGGGCCGGCAATTGTAAAAGTAGAAGCTACTGGAAATTCCAATGATATTGAAGCATCAGCCGGGTTTGATGGGATATTAGTCACAAATTAGAGAGGCAATTATGAATTATCTAAATTTACCTTATCCGCATGGTTTTTTAATCTGGCGCGGCAAACAAACAGCAATCGCTAACAATGAATTATTAGAAGGTAATAAATATCTTATTGTCACCGATGACGATGCGTTTGGTGAAGCAACACTCGGAAAGCCGTCAGCTATGACAATCGAGAAATTTGAACAAGAGGAAAGCCATTGTATCAAATCCTTTGAGCGTCGATTGTTGTGGCCTGATGCTAAGTCATTATATATTTATCCCATTAAATCATTCAAAGGATTTGAAGAGCCGGTATTGTTCCGGGACGGTGAAATTGCTAATTATCAACCATCACCGGAAGAACAAAAGATGATTGATGTCGCCAGTGAATTGCCAAAGACTATTGTGATTGATAATGAAGCGGTATGTATTGGCAATAATGGATTTAACATCTCTGAAGCCGTTAAAAAAAATAGTAGCCTTAAACAGATATTAGAAGCATTTTATCAGAAAGAAATATTAGAATGCAATGGTGATAAATCATTGCCTATCTATCAATTGGCATTAGTAAGAAGTCCCAAGCTAATTGTCAAAAAAAAAGAAGTAGATGATGGAGGGAATATGCCCTGGGAAATCAGAGAAGAATTTGAGGATTGCACCGGCTTTGCAGTTGTTAAAATAGATGACGATTCAATTGCTGGTTGTCATGAAACAATGGAAGAGGCAGAAGCTCAATTGACAGCACTGGTATTGTCAGAAGCCGATGAAGAGGAAAGTGCAAATGATGATGAAATGTCAGAAGAGGATGAGGGCAAACAAGAGGAAGGATTAGAGATAGCAGAGGGGTTTGCTATCATCAATGTTGAATCCGGTGAAGTTGTCTCTTGTCATCCTACCCAAGAGCAAGCAGAAGAACAATTAGAACAATTACTTACTGAGGCAGAAGAAGACGAATCGACTATAGAAGAAAAGGCCGGAAAGCGTCTTAATTCTAAAATGCTCAAACGCCTTAAAGAAGCTTGGCAAACTCTTAAAGACTTAATGGCCTGGGGCGAATACAAAGAAGAGAAACAATTATTTGATACTGATTATGGTATGGGCATTAAAAATGTCAACGGCGAACTATGGCATTTTACCTGGAGTACAAACGCCTTTGAAGATAGACAAGAGGAGCTATTTACCACAAAAGCATTAGAGAACTATGTGCTAGAAAGCAGCCAGAAGAACGACAGAGGATTCTTTAATTTCTGGCATATACCCGGCACTGACTTTGCAGAAAAGCAATTTCAAGAAGTAGTCGGTAGATTTTTGGTAGAAGCCGGCCCATACCTGGATACAGCAGCAGGGCGCAGAGCTAAAGAATTTTTTATGAAACATAAGGATAGTCATCCTGAAATTGCACCAGAAGGGTGGGGATGCAGTCCTGAATTTAAGTTCTTGCCAGAAGAGCGAGGCATCGGCGAGTTTAATTGGATTTGGATAACACGCACTAGCACATTGCCCAAATCAGCAGCCGCTAATATTTGGACAGAAACAAGTCAGGAGGTAAAAATGAGTACACTGACAGGTGAAAGAAAAGAAGCTGCTATCGCTTTATTTGGTAAGGATTTTGTATCTAATCTTGAGCAAGAGGGCGAAAAGCGCACTGAGCAATTAGAGGATGCCGGGATTGCTCACAAGGAAGAGAATCAAGAGAAGAAAGTAGAAGACTTTACTCTTGATGATATTGTTAATGCAATGGCTGAAAAAATGGAAGTTGACTTGAAGCCGATTGCAGAAGTATTGGTAACTATGTCAGAAGAACAAAAAGCTCTTAAAGTTGAATTAGATCAACTTAAGAAGCAAGAAGAAATTAAAAGCGAAACTGAAACACCACGTTGGTTGTTCCAGGTTCAACGGGCTAGTGAAGCTGATAAGACCAAAGTTGCAGATGATGACAAACTAACAGAACAAAAGCCAAAAGAAACGAATAAGCAAGAAGTGTCAGTAGCCGGGCATTTCTTCACGGGAGGTTAGAATGTCTGAAATTCTGCAAATGTTGGCAAAAGAAATTAGCGACATTCAGGAGCGGCAAAAGGCTATGCCGTTTGGATTAGCTAATGGCTTTGGTAATAATGGTAACATGGGTTATAAAGCTGATGGTGTAGTGAGTGAAACTGCCTACATCTATGAAACCGGCGGCTTGTTTGGTCGCTGCGATGGACCAGCGACACTTATCAATGCTCTTGTTGCGCCTATTGGATTTGAAAAGGTGTTACAGTGGGTGGGGACCAATACGGAGCGTGAGTTTGTCGAAGCCTGGACCTCGATAGGCACAAGTGGAAACGAGCAGTCTACTGTTTGTGGCGACTGTATTAGTCCTACTTTGTCAGTCTGTAGCCAGCACTATTGTTTTGGCCGGTTCTGTCGTCAAACTCAGGAAATGCAGTTTGATCGGTTAGGCGTAATGGCTAATGAAAATGTGCCGGTTAAAGTTCTGTTTGGTAATATAACCGATGCTGCTGGTAATGTGCTACTTCGTCAAGGTGATGTAATTCGAGATGGTTTCATTCTGCAATCACGAGCGGCGGCACATCTTATCCGACTACGTAATAGCCAGATGATCTGGAATGGTAATCCGATCAACAATAATGGCCGGGTATACATGGAATTTAACGGCTTTGATCAGATTATCAATACTGGTAAAGTTGATGATAAAACTCAGATTGCTTGCGATGGCCTTGATAGCTTCTTGCTTAATTACGCTAACAATAATCCTCAGTCAGACGATGCATTAGCTATTACCAACTATTTCCGGCGAATTGTTAACCAGCTTGCAACACGTGCTGATAGGGCCGGACTCGATTGGGATAGTAGTACAATGTACATTGTAATGACACCTAACACTTGGGATTGTGTAGCACGTGCTTATGCTTGTCAAGGCATTGATTTATGCACTACTAACAGCGCAACGATGAATGCTGATAATACGCAAGCTCAAGCACGATACGAAGAGTACTTAAATCGTATGGCTTTACCAGTTAATGGCCGGTGGTATCCTGTGGTTTTAGATAATAATATCACTCAAACGACTGGACAAACCAATGGTATCTGTAGTGATATTTACTTTATCACCACAGATATTAACGGGGAGACTGTAACATTTGGACAGTATCAAGACTTCAACAAAACCTACGGTGCAATTCGCAATGAGCTTGTATCAATGTTTGGCTCAGATGATATTGCGATTACGGACAATGGGCGTTTTGCTCTAGTTCGTGATAATAGCCGGGGCTGCTTTGATGTTCAGATTTACATCAAGCCTCGTTTAGTGGCAATGATGCCATTCCTGTTAGGACGATTGCAGAATGTTTGCTGCAACGTTCTGGGCGAACCATTCCCTGACCCGTCAGGCAGTGGACGAACCTACGAGAAGGGCGGCGGGCGCACGACTTCACCCATACCTACTCTTTACGGTTGTTAACTTTAAGTTTTATTTTAGGGGGTACGATGTACCCCCTATTGCAATCATTTTATTTTTATGGTATGATATTTACGAAAGGCAGATGACCTAATGAACATTCAATCGTACACAATAGTGCATTACGGGAAAGATTATATAGCGTGGGCCTTGCGTTCTATTTTTCCATTTGTAGAACAGGCTCACGTTTTTTATACCCCTCATCCCTCGCATGGTCATTCCTCAAATATTCGTCCAATCGAAACTGCCTCAGAAATAGCAGAAGAAGCTCAACAGTTTAATTATCAAGATAAACTTGTATGGCATAATCAATCTGGTATTAGATATGAAGGTAATCAGAGAGATGACGCTGTAAAAGTCTGTAAAGATTCCGGCGCTGATATTATCATTGTTTTAGATGTAGATGAAATATGGCATAGCAATGTTTTAGAGGAATCTTTGGACATTGTTATAAATGGCAATGCTCGCAATTGGTTGATTAACTTTACTCACTTGTGGCGATCATTTAATCATTGCTGTCGTGATCAAGGTTGGCCGGTAAGGTTCATTGATTTGAGACAAGACAACGATAGCGTTGGGTATATTCCAAAAGAGCTTGGGGATATTTACCATTTTGGTTATGCTGTTACTGATAAGGTGATGGAATACAAATGGAATATACACGGCCATAAAAATGAACTTAGAAGTGGATGGTTGCATAATCAATGGCTTTCTATTCTACCAGTAGAGGATTGTCACCCGACTAACGAGCGCGGTTTTTGGAATACTGAACCGTTTGATAAAAATGAGTTACCGCATTTTATGAGACAGCATCCGTTTTTTCATTTGGATAGGATTGAATGATAACATTTGTTAAAACCCGGCATTTCTACCAAAGCTATATTGATTTCTATCGACTAGTTGAATTGTCTAACTTCCCAACCATTTATGTTGATGAATTGGATGTATCCAAAGATGGCGTATACATTACATCACCAATGAATGGTGAATGGCGACCTCATTTAGATAATCAAGATAACAAAGCTCGCAATGCTCATTTGATATTGTGGAATTTAGAACGTCCGTCAGGTAGTGCCGGTTCAGTAGGGCAATACGCTAAAGCCAATCGCAAATTGCAATACGAGAGATACATTGATGAAATATGGCACTCTGACAGGCGATTGGCTCAAGAGACAGAGCAGCGTTTTGTGGTCTTAGGCTCAGATGAAAAACTAGCAGTATCAGGTTCATATGAAAAGAAATACAATTTCTGCCATATGAGTTACCAGATCGGCAGGCGGCAATCTATTTACAAGCACTTTGACAACATTGGCCCCAACTGCTGGCCGCCAGAACGTGATGACATCTTACGCAAGAGCCGGTTTGCCTTGAATGTTCACCAAGATAATCACCCATTCCAGGAGCCACTACGTTTTGCCTTATTTGCTGCTTATGGACTGCCAATTCTATCTGAGGCAATCTATGATAGCTATCCATTCTCAGATGAATTTATGGTCACAGCAGACTATGATGATTTAGTACGTAGAATGAATGAGATATTAGGCGATCCATATTCACATTGGCAACAGATAGGGCAGAGGGCAAAAGAGAGAATGTGCCACGAATTTAACTTCAAGCGAATGGTGGAGCAAGCTGTAAGTGAGAGTGTAGGATGGAGATAAACGGCTTTTCATTCGTCCATAATGCCATCGAATCCGGTTATCCAATCATAGAAGCAATTGAATCTGTAATGTTTTGGGTAGATGATTTGTATGTTGTAGATATGCAATCGACAGATACAACCCGGCAAGTCCTATCTAAAATGGGTGTCAATATCATTGATGGTAAATGGGGTAATATGGCCGGCGAGACATTAGCAGAAGCACACAAACTTCACTGCTTCTGCTCTGGTGATATTATCATCCACTTTGAAGCTGACGAAGTCTATCCTGAGAAGTTGTTATCTGAAATTGTTTATCAAATAGATCAAGGCAAATATAATCAAGCTGTCTGGCGATTGCAACTTGAACAAAACTTTCAACGTTGTAGATGGTATCCTGAAAAAGTGCATAGAGTGTACCCAAAAGGTACTGTAAGAAAAGTTGGACATACAACAGATTTACACAAGCAAGGTAGTAAGCTGTATGTTGTTCCTCAAGAGTACGGCTATCTTTGGGATATTACAAACTGCTTTAGAGACAATTGGCTTAATCGGGTTTACAAACAAGCTGAATTGTGGAACGAGCAACCAAAATACAGAAAAGTATCTAAACACAACTCAGGTGTAAAAGAATTACCCGATGGATTGACAGGATCATTCTTGAGCCAATCTCACTGGACTTGGCAAGATACACCATTTGATTTACCGGCTAACTTGAAGCCATTGGTTGGAGTGACAAAATATTCCGAAAGTGAAGCCTATAGGAGATTGATAAATGAAAGTTGATTTCGCAACCTTCTGTTATTCCGGCGATGCTCACAGGTTGCACCATCCTGGACAATTACAAAAGCAAGTTGATAGTAACAATTATCCATTCGATAATGTAATAATAGTCTATCAAGATTTAGTGCCGGGTGATTATGAACTTGAAGACATTAACTATCCGATTATTAGAATGCCTATCTCAGATTTTGACAGATTGTTAACTCATTTTGATATTAACCTAACAGGACAATATCAATCATCAACTGATAAGCATCATAATTGGAAACATCATGTAATCAATCACTTGGCAGCAATCTTAGCTACTGGTGCTGATTATATTGTTTTTGCTGACAATGATTGTTGGATGGTTAATCAGCCGGAAGGATTATCTTGGGTGCAAGCCGGCATTGATATACTGAGAGAAAATCCTCACGTTTTTATTGTATCGCCTAATGACGGTGAAGAAGCAAGGCTTACACAGCGAATGAGTCAACAAATGTTTCTGGTTAATGTTGATAATTTCAGAAGTATGGATTTTAATCAACCGGGCTTTGATTTTGAAGTAACTAATCATCCTGAAATGCCTGAGTACCATGCTATGCTTGAGGGGAGAATACATTATCATTGCGTGACTGCAAATAGATTTAGATATGTGTTGCCTCCTGAATATCGCTATTGGCATCATAACCGATTAACTAAAGAAGGATTATTTGAAGTTGACTACTCAAAATATTAAAGTTCTAATAACCGGCGCAACCGGCTTACTTGGTAAACATCTACTAGAGGTCATTCCAAACTCAATCGGCACTTGGTTCACTAATTCACATTTCTCAAAGCCACTTTACCAAATGGATATTAGCAATAAATCACAATGCAGATATGTAATAGACATTGTTAAGCCAAATGTAATTATCCATTGTGCCGGCATAGGTAGTGTTGAATATGCCGAAACTCATTATACTGAAGTATCAAATATTAATGTTGATGCTACAAAGAACTTGCATAAAATTGCAAGAGATTATAAAGCTCAGTTTGTGTACATTTCAAGCAATGCGGTTTTTGATGGTGATAATCCTCCATACTCAGAAACATCAAAACGTGACCCGGTTAATTGCTATGGGAAGATTAAAAAACGCGCAGAGCAAGAGGTAATGGCCGGCAGAGATTGGCTTGTTATTCGTCCGTTTATGCTATACGGTTATCCGTATCCGCAAGGTAGAAAGAACTGGTATAATCTGGTATATCATAAATTGATTAGTCAAGAGCAAGTAAAGTTAGTCAATGATGTTTATTGGCAACCAACAAGTGTAATGGACGCTGCAAAAGTTATCTGGAAATTGATACAAGAATCTGAGACAGAACAGGTGTATAATATTGCGCCGGATAAAAAGCCGATGACTCTATATAAATTTGGTCGAAAAGTTGCTAAATGTTGGGGATTGAATAAGGACTTACTTGAGCCGGTATCAAGTGATTACTTTGAGAGTATCGCCAAACGTCCAATCAATACTCAATATGATGTGAGTAAGATTACTGAGATGGGAATTAAAATGATGACGGTTAAGGAAGGATTAAAGGCGATGCAATGACATATCCAATATCAGACTTGTGTCTTCATCAAAAACAACTATCAAGGCGCTTTTTGCCTTTGGGAAAGTATGGCGAGTTTATTGCCTTTTGTCTCAGAGTTTATCGTAATGGACTTGGGAAGCACTGACGGCACACTCGAAACATTGCAAGACATTGCTCGTTATAATCCAAAAGTACAACTTATCCAACGTGATGACGTTTCCATTTCAAGATGCAAATGTTTTTGCAGTATTGGCAAATGATTTAATCAGAATGTGTAAATATGATAATGTGCTTTATTATCAAGCCGATGAGATATGGCATCAAAAGTTGCTTTACCAAATGGAACTAAAATTTCAACAAGGTGAATTTGATTTGTCATTCTGGCGGGTTCAATTCCGTGATAACTTTCAACAGCTTAAATGGTTTCCGCATATAGTACATCGGTGTGGTCCAAAGGATGATTTTAACTTTGTCGGCGACGGTATGAACTCAGATCGGTATATGGATGCAAAGCTGTGCTATAATGAATATAGCGGTGGATGGTTTACCCGGTGGGGGGCAGAGTTTGATTTTGGCGGTAACGCTAAACCTGATGCACGAAAAGAAGATACTCCCGACAAGATGCCGATTTATGAAATGATAACAGACATTTCTTTAGTCGGCGGGTTTAGAGATAATATCATTCAGCGCAGAGGCTTTCATGCCCCATTATGGCATGAAGAAAGTACTATCGAAAATCAACCGGCTGATATTTGGTTTATAAACGCTTTGAATAATGCAGATTGGATTAAAAAAGAAAGTCCATTTGATTTACCACATATTCTTAAAGGATTAGTTGGCGAGACAAAATATTATTTACGTCCTGAATTGTTGGAAGCATTAAGGGTAGATGAAACAAGAGGACTATTAGGGATATGAGTATGATGACTTGCGGATATTGCGAAACTCAAAATCGAAAAGATAACCAATGCTGTATAGCTTGTGGTGGATCGTTGGTTGATGAGATTTCTCGGAAAGCAAACCCTGGAACTCACTCAAAATCACCGGTTTCGCGTTCGGGAATTAGACAAATGTTTGGCCTAACTGTTAATGAAGCTCACGATTCATTAAGACAGGTCTTTGGATGATCCGACTAATCTTAGCCATACTCGCAACATACCGCTTAAGCCAATTAGTAGCCTGGGACAATGGGCCAGGCTTTATATTCTATAAACTCAGAAGTTGGACTAAATTTCAATATGACACACAATCAGGCGCATGGGAAAATGTGGATGAAGCAATCAATTGTCCATATTGTTTAGGCGTTTGGTTCGCGGCACTGACAATGATACTTTACAAATTGCCATCAAGAGTAGGTGACTTTTTCTTATTATGGCTTGGTATAGCGGGAGGCCAGGCTTTTTTACAAGGTATTACGAAGGGAAGATAAAATGAAATTCACACTACCGAAACTTAAAAAGCTAAATTGAGCAAATCACTTACAATGGGTGACATCGGTCATCCGTTGATGGACACTTATTACAATTGGTATTCTATGCTGACACAACACGAGAATCCATACTACAGATTATTCTATCTGATTGCTAAGGAATTTAAGCCGGGTTTTGTGGTCGAACTCGGTTCTTATCGTGCCGGTGGGTCTGGGCATTTTGCAATCGGTAATCCTAACACATTAGTTGCAACAGTGGATTGGCATAAAGATATGCCGCAACAAGCGGATGATAAAGCCGCCTGCTTGAAACATGCCAGAATGATACCTAATTTATTTTATATCAATAAATGCTCAATTGATATGTTTGATGGTTATGAGTGCGCTTTTGAAGATATTAAGGCACACAATAAACCAATTGATATTTTATTTATTGATGCCTGGCATGATGAAAAATATGTTAAACGAGAATGGGGAATTATACTCACCATTATTTAGCGGATGAAGCACTTGTAATCTGCGATGATGTACTTAATAATGCTGGTGCTTTTGATCGAATGGTCGAATGGTGGGATAGTTTTAAGTATCAGAAGTTTTTGAATAAAGAAGTGCATCCTGGAATTCCGATGGGGTTTATGAAATATGAGAGACGAAAGACTGCGGCAAGCCAAATTAGTACGGCACAAAAAAAGACGCAAGCAAAGAAACCTAGAACTACAAAAGCAAAAAAATCTTAGAGCTTGAATGAATGGCAGAAGGCGTAAAATTGAACGAATCCATTCTTAAACAATGGCAAGCACAAGCATTAGGTATGAAGCCCTATCATAATAAGAACTTCCCCCCTTCACCCTATTACCGATTTCTTAAAATCCTTGCTCAAAACATACACCCAAGACTGTCAATTGAATTAGGCGTATGTGGCGGCGGTGGAAGCTTGCATTTAGCTATGGGCTGGCAGCAAGGCATTGTGGTGGGAGTTGATAATCAGGACGATCATAGAGAGAATATCAATTACATCCTGAACAAGTATCAGAACTTTAGATTTTGGATAGGTGATAGTGTAAATGATGCCCGATCAATTGCGGACTATCACGGCAAGGTTGACATACTCTTTATTGATACGGTTCATACTTATGAGCGTACAATGTTAGAGTACGAGACTTGGCTTGAATTTATGGCAGATGATTATATAATTTGCTTTGATGATTTATTTAGACCAGGAATGTCTCAATTATGGAGTGAGTTGCCTAATCCCAAATTGAGACTTGATTATTTGCACGATGGCGCTGGGAATGGTGGGGGATTTGGGGTAATTTGGAATGGTTGATGTCAGTATTGTAACCGGCTCTTACAATAGAATATCCTGTCTCAAAGAAATGGTTACAAGTGCCAGACAATCATTCACAAATTGCTATGGCCTGAAACACGAATTTGTAATTGTTGACGGTAATTCACAAGATGGCACACAAGATTGGTGTAATTCTCAAGATGACATTAGGCTTATTCAGCATATTAGTCTTTTGGGTGCTGTTAAGGCTTTTAATGACGGCGCTTATGCTGCAAATGGTCAATATGTCATTCTGGCTAATGATGACATTACCTTTGTCGGAGAGAGTATATTATTAGCCTGGGTATATATGCAAGAGAATAAATCTTGCGGCATAGGTTGCTTTTATCAGGATAGAAATAATAGAGATTGGCACATAGAAGAAATGCCGGTTGTAATTGATAATAAACAAGCAACTGCTCCGTATGGTCAAGTGTGCATTATTCCCAAATGGCTGGGTGATCAAGTTGGATGGTGGGGAGATTATCTGCATACCTATGGCGGCGATAATGAAATATCATCAAGAGTTTATGAGCTAGGTTTTCAAGTATCCCCAATTCCCGGTGCAAAAATACACGATCTTGAAGCCGATGATGATCTAAGAAAAATGAATAACATATCAGGGCATAAAGACCCAAGAGCAGTAGTTATACGCGGGGCAGGTCATCACCCTGACAGCGTAGCCTGGGGTAGAAAATGGTCAAAAAAAGGATTAACAGGGCCAGTAATTAGATATGGTGCAATGGATGATATAAGCAGAAAAGAGCGAATATTATACCTGCCAATCTATGAGCAAGGTTGGGATATTCAAAAGCAGCAAAAACGAGGACTGAGAGAAGCATTAGCTAAAGTTGCTTTAGTAATCGAATATGATTATGTTCAAAAGTTTAGTGAATTAGGCTCAATTGGAATGTTATCAGAATTATTTGATATTTGTCATCAAATTCATCCTACTTTAATCCTCACTCAAATTCACAATGCTGATCAAGTTGATGATGAATTTATAAGACGATTACGACAAACGAATCCAATTGCTAAAATGGTAAACTGGAATGGTGATTTTTGGCCTGATAATCTTCTTTCAAGCAGTGGTATACAGTTGGCTAAAGCTTTTGATTGGCAATTGATAATCAATCGAGAAGTGTTGCAAAAGTATAGGGAAATGGGTGTCAATACTGAGTATTGGCAGATCGGTTATGAGCCAGATGGATATGGGCATAAGCCGGATGTTAATTATTATGATGTTGTTTTTTTAGCTAATGGATATTCAAAAAAGCGGCAGCAATTTGTCAAAAAGCTTAGAGAATTGAATCTTAATTTTGGCTTGTATGGGTCAGGCTGGCCTAAAGACTGGGCCGATGGTCAATGCACTTATGATTTTATTACCGGCTGTAAAGTAATGCAAGGTAGTAAAATTTCAATAGGTGATAGCCAATGGCCGGAAACTGGCTTTGTTTCCAATCGAGTGTTTCAGGCTCTTGTTGCCGGCGGCGCGGCCCTGGCTCATCAATGGTTCAAGGATATGGATCAGCTTGGTTTGATTGATGGCGAAACTTGTATAATCTGGAAAGATTTTAATGAGCTAAAACAAAAGATTAAACATTACCTTGACAATGAAGATGAAAGAAAAGCCATAGCAGAAGCCGGACAAAAATTAGCTCTTGATCATCATTCATTTGATAATCGAGTTATGGAATTATTTGAATTGATAAACGAGAAACAAGATCATTGGCGACTTTAGAACTTGAAACCAAGAGATTGTTAATCTCAGTAGTTAGTAAAAATAAACAAATCGGGCATCCTGTCTATGTCGAGAAGTCGGTATTAAGACAGGTTTGGGAGATGATTTTACCTTTTTTGCTGGTAGGTTTTGGAATAGCCATAGGAGTTATTTTTGAATAAGATAATTGTAACTGGCGGCACTGGGTTTCTAGGCAAACATACAACAAAAGAATTACAAGACAAAGGTTATAATCCAATCGCTCTTGGTTCAAATGATTATGATTTAACATTGCCAGTTCAAACTCAGGCAATGTTTGAAGATTTACAACCCGGTTACGTTTTTCATCTTGCTGCCTCTGTCGGTGGTATAGGCGCTAACAAAAACCATCCTGGCTCATTTTTCTATAACAATATGACTATGGGTCTTAATGTCATTCATCAAGCAATGAGGTACAACGTTAAAAAGATTATCTTTGTTGGGACTACTTGCTCATATCCTAAATTCGCTCCTACGCCATTCAATGAGCATAGCCTTTATGACGGCTACCCGGAAGGTACAAACGCGCCATACGGCATAGCAAAAAGAGCATTACTAACGATGCTCAAAGCATATCAAGATGAGTACAATTTAAGATATGCTTATCTCATTCCTACAAATATGTATGGGCCGGGTGACAACTTCAACCCTGAAACATCACACGTCATCCCGGCACTAATCAAGAAGTGCTTGTCAGGACAAGATGAAATAGAAGTATGGGGGACCGGCAAGGCTACGAGAGATTTTATCTATGTTTCCGATGTAGCAAAAGCATTGGTTTTAGCAATGGGAAACTATGATCGTCCTGAGCCGTTGAATATTGGTAGCAGTAATGAGATAAAAATTGATACGCTTTTACATTGGGTGATGCAAAAAACTGGTTTTTGTGGTAAAATAAAGTATGATACTTCAAAACCAGACGGGCAACCAAGAAGAGTGTTGAATACCAAAGCGATTAAAAGTGCATTTAATTGGCAACCAGAAGTTGATTTACAAGAAGGATTACAAAAGACAATAGATTGGTAACAAAAAGTCAATAATTAAATAACTACAATTCGCCAGAGGAGCGATGATTAACATCTATCAAGGTGTTATCATCGCTTTTTTTGTTTTTGGAGGCATATGACCCAAGTTTCAATAATTACACCAGCATACATTGATACTTACGATAAACTGGACTGGTTTGAAGAAATGCTCAAATCAGTTGAAAATCAATCTTTTACAGATTGGGAAGTTGTCATAATTGATGACAAAAGCATAATTGATTTAACTGTTCTAAATAATCAATTCAAGTCACCCAAGTTTCGATGGTTCAAAACTGCTGAAAGAAGTGGTCCGGCAACTTGTCGAAACACGGCAGTTGAATTAGCACAATCAGAAGCTATTTTACCGCTTGATGCCGATGATATATTAGCCAATGAAAATGTGCTTAATATTCTTTTTACTGAATGGTCTAATGATAAGTCTAAATTTTATTATGGCAACTTGCGACGTCTTAAAAAGATCGATGGTGAATTTCAAAAAGATGATAAAACATTCAGGTTGGCAGAGTACACATTTAAGGACAGTCTAAATAAAAATGGACTTATGCCTGTGTCCTGCATCTTTTCTTATGATTGTTGGCAAAAGGCTGGCGGTTGGTCAAGTGAATTAGAAGCCGGTAGAGAAGATGTTGAATTCTGGATTAAAATGGGTAAAGTTGGCTGTTGCGGGCAAAAAATAAATGAAGAGACTTTAATTTATAGACAACATGAAACATCAAGAGATTATGCATTGCGCCGTGTTAATCGACGTGAAAGCGAGATGATTAACAAAATACGTTTAATGCACTCAGATGTTTACGAAGGGAAATATCCAATGGGGTGTTGCGGTGGTGGGAAGGGTTATATCCCCTCCCCAGAATGAGCAAACAAAATCTGCTCCAAGTACACTTGAAGATTACTCAGAACAGGAAAAGGTATGGGTAGAGTACACTGGTAATCGTCAAGGTGGATTTGGAGTAAACGGTTCATTTACCTCGTACAATTATAGAGTAAATGGGCCGGGACATAAATTACAAGTACATATAAATGATTTACCAAGATTTAGGATGGCCGGCAGAGGGCAAGATTTTATTGTTGGTGCATCTCCACCAGATAACTACGAGCAACCGGGTGAAAAGAAGCCTGAAAAATATATAGCATCTGAACCAGTGCTGGCAATGATTGAAAATTTGATGATATAGCGGTGGCGCAAAATGGGTAGGGCTGAAACTGTAACGTTATTGCCTCTTGATCGGTATGCTGAAATAATGCGAATCCCATTAACGCATTTTAACCAGTTAAATGGAGCATTGGCTCCCCTATTAAAAGGCTGTGGCGGTACAATTTGGGATCAGGATGCAAGAGAAGATTTAGCTTGGACAATGGCTGAAGCCGAAGAGATGATTGCTCAAGAATTAGGCTTTTGGCCTGTGCCAACATTTATTACCGATGAGCAACAATCACTTGGTTTAACTGGCATAATGGCTAATGATTGGCGTAACGCTGAGGCTCAAGTTGATTGGAAATATGTACAAGCATATGGAACTGAACAATTAACGCTTAAACAAGCCGATGCTGGCGTACAATATACCGATGCTGATAATGATCCATTAGGTAGACCAGAATTAGCCACTATAGGCACTGCTATTTATGCTGATTTACCAGCTTGTGATGATCCTTGTGAAGTAGCTGTTTTTTTTAGAGTAGCAGATGGCGCTGAGGATGCCGCCGATCCACGTTGGGAAATCAAGCCGATTAAAGTGGATATTGATGGTGCTACAATGCGGATTACGGCTGAAAGTTCATTATTCGTTAGACCTGAATTATGGACTTTAACAGAAGCCGATTGTAAAGGCTCAGATGACGCTAATAAATGGCAATGGAATTGGCAAACTGCCAATTTGGTGTCAATGGTAGATGTGTATTGTCGAACTGTAAATACAACTTTGCCATTAACATTGCGTTGGGATAATGTTTGTGGTTGCTCTACTGCAATATGTGAACACGTCACTCAAGCCGCTTGCGCTTATAGAACGGATAATCGACGCGGGTATTTTATTGCACGTCCTGCAAGTGGTGCAAACGTAGAGGCAACACCACAATACTTGCAACCACCTGAAAGTGTGCTTGTGAATTATCGGGCTGGCTATCCAATCAATAGCCGCACTTGCAGAATGAACCCGCAATTAGAACGAGCTATTGTCAAGTTAACCAATGCTCTCTTGCCTGAACCACCTTGCGGGTTTTGTGATGCGGCTCAAACAAGATGGAAGCAAGACAGAACTAATGTTGACCCATTAACGCCGGAAGCGGCAAGCTTACCGTGGGATTTGTATACTCAAGGCGCTTTGGAAGCGTGGCGAATAGTCAAGAAATTCGCAAGAGGTCGGGGTGGCAAAATGTAATGCCTTTACTTTTCTGTAATGTGCGAGGTTCAAAACGAAAAGCAGCAATTCAAGAATTAAACTCGATTGCTCGGAAAGAAATTAACAAAGCATTAGACGCTCAAGTCAAACCAGCTCTTGTCAAGTCTCACAATTTAGTTGTAGCCAATTGGAGAAATAAACCAAAATTTAATACCAGAAAAACGATTAAGCCTGATAAAATCTTTATGACTGTTTTCCCAACTGGTGAAAATAAAAAGATTTGGATATTTGTCGATAAGGGTACAAAGCCACATGTTATCAAAGCAAAAAATGTACCAACATTAAAATTTAGAACTGGGTATCAACCTAAAACATTAGCACGTCCCGCCAGGACTGTACCAGGTGGTGGTAAATCAACAGGACCATTTATATCAAAAGTGCAAGTTAATCACCCTGGCTCAGAAGCCAGAAATTTTACAAAACAAATTGCAGAGGACATCAAACCAGATTTTAAGCGAGTTATTGAAAACGCTTTTAAGCGTACAAGTAAAGCTATAGAGGAGTAATAAAATGGCAGATGAAGTTCTTGTATTAAAAGGTGAAGGTAATGTTGATGTCCAGGTTGGAGGTGCCGGCAACAATTGGGATTATCTTAGTGCTTGCGCTTCTATGAGTGGCCCAACTGTGCCGAGTGGTAGTACTGAAATCAGATGGTGTCAAGACCCGACCAAAGCAAATGGTTTTAAGATTAGTAGTCAATTTAAGACAGCGCCAGATCAAGTGAGCGCAGATTTAATGACTAAATTGGGCAAGATTGATTATCTAAATAATCTCAATTGTCCATTTGCTTTACGAGCGCGTTATGCCAAATGCGGCGAGAGAGAAGACCCATCAAATTATGATCCAATTATGCTTACATATTGTTCAGCGCAATTGCAAGAGCATAGCTATGATGATTTAGTTGTCACTGATCCAGGTGATCAAGATGAAATTTTAGTAACTGCACCCTGGCAAGCGTCTTATGAATATCGAATTAAAAAGATAACTCCGGCCCGTATAGGCACAGCAGCCTTGTTAGGCGATCAGGCCATTAACGATATTGAGTACTGTGATGAATTTACTTGTGGTGGATACTGCGGTGATGCTACTGACGGCTGCTCAGTTATTTATGGGGCTACTGACGCTGATACCACGCCATACGCAGCGCCTAATCTAATTAAAGGATTAAAGAATTCTAAAACTAATTTTATCACCTGGAGTGCTACTCCGGTTTTAGGATTAAACAATAATCTTGAAGGTGTAGAATGCGCTGGTAATAGAGTGATTGTATCAAGCAATGGTGATAGTGCTATTGCGTATTCTGATACGCCAACAGATCAAGATACCTGGAATGTAGTTGCAATTACCAATGCTCCAACTGCCAATCCTAATGCTCTTTTTGCACGGACTGCAAGAGAGACATGGCTTGGTGCTAATAATGGATTTATCTATAAATCTATAGATGGTGGAGCAACCTGGAGTGCTGTACACCAAGCTGAAATCACCACACAAAATATCAATGCTGTCTGGGCGCATGATAAAGATTTAGCTTATGCTGTTGGCGATGCTGGCATAATTTTACGCACTAAAGACGGCGGGCAAACTTGGGAGAATGTAACCGAAACTAGCACGACCGGCGCTTAATTTGCTTGTTGTGACTGTGCCGCCTGATAGGCCAAAAGATGTGTATATTGGCACCAATGACGGTATGATTTATCGCTCTACCAATGAAGGTGGAACATTTGCTGCTACTGGTGATTTTACGGCTGTTACTTTTGATGGACAAGGCGTAGGTACTGTAGATGATTTAGCATGGTGTGGCCCTTGTGGGAGTAATGTAATGTATATTCTTCACAATGATGGCGGTCCACGCGGTAGAATCTTACGCGACTTATCAGGCGGCGCTGGTGGCGCTGACATTGAAGTTGTTTCTGATTATACACAAGTTATCCAGGCAGGCATTGATCTTAATGCTCTTGCTTGCTGTGATGTCAATGAAGTAATTGCCGGAGGAGAACTGAACAATAGCTTCCCGGTAGTAATTAAAGTTTCTTAACAGGAGTAATATATGCCAGAGGAGTATGGACAAAAGTATACATTTTCAAGTGGTATAGAAGCTGTTATCTTACCATTTCCTTCTTTAAGATTTGAGAAATTTGTTAAACAGTCTAAAAAGAAATATCCAGTACCAAAACCGCCAAAGAAAACAATCAAAGTTGTTGACGGTACTGAAAAAGTAGATGATTTAACAGATGAGAAATATCTTGATAAAAAAGAAGCAGCAGAAGAAAAGCAATCACGCTGGTTGTCTGAGAAGATATTAAAAATATGCCTGCGTGATTGTATCGAATTGGATATTTCCGGCTACGAGCATGTTATTGTCTTGCTTGAAGAGGACAATGAAGAAAAATATCCTGATAATCCACTTGAAAGAAAAGTGCAATTTCTTACCGATTATGTAATACGTTCTGCTGTTGACTTTCAAGCCTTAACACAGATTGCAACCAATCTAATGCGTGTTGATGACGAGGAGGTAAGCGATCAGCTAGATAGCTTTCCAGATCACGTGGAAGGGACAGCCGATAACGGGACTGAAACATCCGGCCTTGATGAAATCGAGCGGGTGGAAGTATAATCAATCCTTAAGAGAGATTTTAGCTGCTAAATGGTGGGGATGTCCTTCTATAGAATATTTTTTTAATCTCGATAAGGAAGAGCGTATTTGGATTTTGGCAGCGTATGAGGCCGATTGGCGAATTAAGGCTATAAATAATTATGAGCAACAACAGGAAGCTGAAAGAAAAGCTAAACAGGCTAGGAAAAAGCGATAATGGCTAATCTGCCTGAAGTTGGCTTGAATGCTGTTATTGAAAATTTAGCTAACTTTCAAAAAGGGGCTGATAGCATAGCTAAAGCCTATGATGAAATTAATGCCGGTGCTGATAGTATTGAATCTACAACAGGATTAGCTACTGGTGCTATTTCTGGATTAGGCGGCGTTGCTGCCACTGTTGCTACTGGTGGTATGGCTTTACTTGCGGAGGCTGTTGCAGCTGTTGGCGCGGTGGCTGCTGCTACTGTTGCTGGTATAGGCTTACTCTCTAAAGAAGCCTTTGATCTTGCCTCAGAAGTAGAAGCATCCTCTAAAAAGATACAATCCCAATTAGGTGTTACAGCAGAAGAGGCTGAAAATTTAGGAGAAGTAGCTCGTGATGTTTGGGCTAATAATTTTGCTGGTAGCGTAATTGAAGCTGCTGAGGCTCTTGTAACTGTTAGACAACAAATGAAGGGTCTTAGCAGCGAAGAATTGCAAGATGCCACTGAGAATGCGATTAGACTTAGTGATGCTTTTGGTATTGATATTGTTGAAAGTACAAATGCTGCTAATGTCTTGATGAAAGATTTTGGTTTAAGTCAACAACAGGCATTTGATTTTATCACAGAAGGATTCCAAAGAGGATTAAATAGTTCAGATGACTTTTTAGATAGTGTATCTGAATATGGCAGTTTATTCGGTCAAGCTGGCGGTGATGCCGGACAATTTTTTAGTTTACTTGAAACTGGATTGCAGGGTGGAGTACTTGGAACTGATAAAGCAGCAGATGCTTTCAAAGAATTCTCCATTAGAATAGTTGATGGCAGTGACACAACCGAAGATGCCCTAAATGATCTATTTCTTGCTGTTGATGGTGTTGGTGGTGAAGTCGCAGAATTAGAAAAAGATTATGAAGACACTACAAAAGCATTGGAAGATAACGCCAAAGCCCTGGAGGAATCAGAAAGTGCTTTTGAGGCTACAAAGCAAGTGGTTGCAGCATTAGAAAAAGAATTGGGTGATGCACGGCGCGAGTTGGATGATCTATCAAGACCAAATTTGGCCGGGATGCAAGAATTTGATAATCAACTTTTTGCTTTAGAACAACAGTCAAATCAAGTAAAACTTGCTATGCTTGATATGACACCAGACAGTAAACAATTTGAAGCTGCTCAAGAGCAATTGGATGCTATCAACAAAGAAATGGACAAGGTTGCTCTTGAGCGCGATATACAATTCGAGCCTCAATTACGAGCAATTGAAAAAGCAACAGAAGATGGTACTGAGCCATTACAAACTTTTGATCAAGTAATGGCAGCTATAGGGGAAAAGAAATCAGAGATAGCAGAATTAGAAGGCGCTTTCAATTCTGCTAATGGAGAATTAAGAAGAAATGCCAAAGCGGTAAGCGCGGCAGAAACAGAACAAGAACGGCTAGTTGCTCAAATCGCATTTTTAGAAACTGCTATGGAAAATGCGTCAAGTCCTGCTCAAGAATTCTTGGATGGGTTTTTAGATGGCAGCTTAAATGGTGTAGAGGCATTTCAAAAAGTGATTGATAAATTGGGTGATGTTAAAGACCCACTTTTAAGAGATCAACTTGCTATTGAATTGTTCGGTACTCAGTTTGAAGATTTAGGGGTAGAGGCAGGATTAGCAATCGACTTAACCAAAACCTCTTTAGACGAATTATCAGGCGCAACCGAAACCCTAAACGCACAATATAACACCCTCCCCCAAGCGTTTGAAGGTGTCAAACGCCAATTACTCGTTGCAATTCAGCCGATTGGTGATGCTCTACTCAAAGCCGCTAATGAAGTAATGCCATTATTATTTGACGCCATAGAAGACTTAAAACCACAATTAGAAGATTTGGCTGTACTTATAGGTGATGCTATAACAAAAGCAGTAAAGCAATTTATCCCCTGGGTGCAGAAGAAACTTATCCCGGCACTTAAAGATATGTGGAAGTTTATTAAAAAGAACGTCATCCCAATTATTGAAGATTTGTGGGATTTATTTGTTGAATCTAAAAAAACGGGTAAAGAAGTTGAAAAGTCCTTTGAAAAAATGATGGACGTTATCAATCCATTTATCAAAAAAACAATGGCTAACTTGCTTGATATTTGGGAGACATTAAAAAAGTGGGTTGATAAAAACTGGCCTCTAATCCAAAAAACAATAGAAACTGTAATGAATGCGATTAAAAGCGTCATTAAAAAAACAACAGCCGATATACAAAAGTTCTGGGAAAAATGGGGCGATGAGATAATGGCCGTTGTTACATTTGTTTTTGATACTAATTTCAAAATCATCAAAGCGGTTATGGAGGATATTTTAGATATTATTACGGCTGCTATGCAAGTGATAACCGGCGATTGGGAAGGGGCATGGGAAACAATGCTTGGCATTTTAAAACGTCATACTGATTTAATGGAAAATATTATTAAATCAGGATTTAATACAATTAAAGATGTAGGCTCTTCTATACTGGAATCAATGGCAACAAAGATTGATTCTATTTGGCAAGGTATTAAGAATTCTGCCTCTAATGCCATGAGCAATATGATTAGCGCGGTAACATCAAAAGCCAATCAGCTAAAAAACGCCTTAATTAGTGCTGTGTCCAATGCGGTATCATCATTATTAAATAGTATATCAGGCGGTGCTATTTCAAGCACATTAAGAAGTATAGGTCAACAAATAATCAATAAAATTGTTGGTGGAATTCAATCAATAGGCACTTTAGCTAGTGGTTTAATCTCAAAAGTTGCCAGTGCTGCTAGTTCATTATTTAGCAATATTGTTAGTTCTGCAAGCACTATTGGATCATTGCTAATAAATTCCGGTAAACAAATGTTAAATAAAATTGTTAACGGTATTGCTGGTAAAGTCTTTGATTTGATAGATGGGTTAGTTGGTACTGTTACTGCTGCTGTTAATAGTTTGGTAGGTAGCATTAGTGGTGGTTCAATTTTATGGAAATTACTTGATGCTGGTAAAAAAGCGATAGATAAAGTGATTTCTGGATTATGGCAAAAATTCAACCAGTTAAAATCGGCTATAATCGATATATTAATAAATGCTATAGCTGGTGCTTTTAGTTCGCTTGGTCTTGGTAGTTTATCATTTCAGCAGCAGTCTAATTTTACTGCTCCATCTCAAGTATCAGCACCAGCATTAGGGGCAAGCAACTCAACTATTAACAACAATACTTTCAATATTGGTGGCAATAACATTTCATCCAATATGGACGCGGCAGTTTTTGAAGCAAGAGTACTGCGAGTTATCAGACAGAATTTATGAAAAAGATTTTATTATGCTTTTTATTTTTATTTTTTACAGTCTCAGCCAATGCACAAGAGACTATTTTTTTACCGATAATCCTTAAGGATAGCAATCCTATGGCAGCAACACCAAGATTAGTCATCACAGACGGCACAACAGAGATTGATTTATTAGGTCCAGATTCAGGTTGGAAATTAGCTGATCCATACTGGAATCCTCAAATAGCATCATACAAAGGCGGTGGATCATTTGTTAATGCTCAATTGGCAGAAGGACAGAGATTAGTACATAAAGAGTATGGCAATGTTACCGAATCTATACCATTGTCTTTATCAGGACTTAATCAGAATAAGGCAATGCAAACAGCGCATGAAGCATTAGAATTATTAAGACAAGCCGGTGATTACTGGGTTGAACCTTATGAATATGATGACGTATGGGTAGAAGCCAAATTAGCCTGTAATGATTGCTTGACAGGATACAGCCGGATTATCAAAGGCGATATACCGGAACTCACAAACCCATACGGGCAACCATTTTTTAGCTCATACGACAAGCCAGTTATGGAAGGCATCACCCTTGTTTTTGAACGTGAACCGTTTTGGCGTGGCACAAAACCGGGAACGATTATAGGACCGCTTTACAATCTAATCGACAATCCTGATTTTGAATTGTGGAATTTTGGAGTAACTGACAGTCAACCGGATAGTTGGGATGATATTGAAACCACGCATATTGTTGGACAAAATAGCAGAGATCAAGCATTGCCTAAATTTGGTAACAATGATTTGAAAATTAGAGTATCAGGTTCCACTTTGGCCGGCGCAAGTAAAGGTGTTACTCAAGTAATAAATGATACTGATGATAGCACAGAATATACCATCATAGCTTGGGTACGCTCAGAAGGTGTATCAAATGGCGTTGGACGCATTCTAATCACCTATTCAAATCAATTAGAATTATACCGGGAAAGTGATAGTCACGGTTGGACTCTATACACTGGTAAAATTACAACTGGTATTAGTGATGTGGTGGCTATCCATTGTGAGATTTTGACAACAGCAGCGAATACTGATGGCACTATTTATATTGATAGTTTGATGTTTATCAAAGGCGATTATGAAACAGAAGCTAAAAATGGAGTATTGCCATATCTATCAGGTAGTCACATTGTTAATAATTTAGAATTGGCAGATGATTTAGTAAAAAGTGCTGGTACTATAAATTTTCTGGATGTGTGGAATATACCCGGCAATGTTGATAGTTTAATCAGGTTGGAGTTAACTAACAACACATCACCGGCTGACAGTACCTAATCCTGTAGAAATTTATAACAAAATGAGAATTGGCTTAAGACGTACTGGCACTGTATCCAATTTTGATTACTTTAGGAATTTTGCCGGAACTAATGATGCTACTGCCAGTGGTGGTGGATATGCCGAAACTGATAATTTAGGCACTGATAAAATAGAGGCCGGTTCTGAAATTATAGAAGAAAATACACTTGATAACGCTGGTCGATTTAGAGCGTATGCTAGAATTTATGATCCGGCTGGTACTGCTGGTAATTTGCAAACTAGAATAGAATATTATAAAGATAATGCAGAACAATTAAAAATTCTTGACGCTGTAAAATCTAATATTGTTTCAAATTGGCAGATTGTAGATTTAACAGATAAAAAAGCTGTTATTTGGGATGCTAAATTTCAACCTAATATACCATCTCAATTTGGATACAATATTGACATGAATAGATTGACTGGCAGTGATAAAGCCAGATTAGATTATTCTTTACTTATGCCTACTGATGGCGGATTTGTTGAGATTACCGCAAGTCCTCCATTGAATTATAAAGCACTTGTGACTGTTGACAATACAGAAGGTCAGTTATTTGTAAGTGGTATCAATAAGCCAGCGTCAAGTGGATGGGTGCAAGATGCCGAAGTGCCTGGGACTAGCACAACTTTAATACATGAATTTATTAGTTTTAGAGGACTTTTATTTGCTGTTGGAACTGATACCCCAGCAGCAGCACAAGAGCAAGTATGGCGATTAAGAGATGGAAAATGGACTAAAGTTTTTACAGGCGTTACGCCGGGAACGTTGGACGCTGCTGCAATTTATAATGGTGAGTTATTTGCTGGCGGTAGAGATGGTAGAATATTAAAATCATCAGATGGTTTAACCTGGGGATTAGTATCAACTTCTTTTGCTGGAGATGATGATACATTTGTAATAACAGTTTATAATTCACTTTTATTTGTTGCTGTTGGTAATAATGGTTCAGATTCTAATCAAAGTGATATTTATTATTATAATGGTTCGAGTTGGACATCTGATAATCCTGGTTTATTCTTAGAAGATATGAAATCATATGCTGGCAATCTTTATGGTGTTCAAAGTTCAATTTGGAAACGAGACAGTGCTGGTGCCTGGACAGAAGAAAAACAACTGAATGTTGATTTTAATATAACTGGAAAAAAACTAATTGTATTCAGGGGGAAATTAGTTATATTATGTTCTGATACACTTTTTCCTTCGGTCAATAAAGGACAAGTTGTTATTTTTGATGGGTCTACTTACGAATTAAAAGAGCCATTGTCGGAGATTGCAATTTTTCAAGATGGCATTGTTTTTAATGACAAACTTTATACCTCTACAACCAATGACGATAATGATATTATAAAAGTTTGGAGTACATCAGATTTAGAAACTTGGACATTAGAAAATCAGGTTAATGTTGCCTTTGCGAGTAGTAATAATAATTTCGGTAAAAACAAAAACAATTTATATTTAGCTGCTGGGACTGATGCTCAAACTCAATCTTCTTCACAATCTAGTGCCGCATGGCGCGTTTTAGATTTTGAAGGAACTGGCTTTCTTGCTCCCCCAGAAAAGCGACACAGATATATCTTCTCGTATGATCGCGAGAACTTCATCAATAATATAAACGATAAAGCTTTGATTGGCATTGGTTTTGTGCCAAGATATTTAACCCTAAGAGGCAAAAACTAAATGCCTCTTACCATTATTGCTTATGAGCCATTATCAGAACAAGGATTATATGCAAGAGGCTTTATTCAGGACATTACACCAAATATTGAAGGATACAATCACATTATTTCAGCCGTTGGTGGATTTGATACAGCCGGATTTACACTCAAAGGAACAAGAGATGAATTAGATGATTGGTTTGATGACGGTTTAATGCGCCGTGTTGCAGTTCACAACCCAGAAGGAATACAAGTTTGGGAAGGATATGTGTCTCGTATGCGGTATGTCGTTGGAACACTAGTTAAAACAAAAACGATTGACAATCTCTATAATCGTATTGTGATGAGATACGCACCATTGGACTTTTCAGTATTTCCACCAATAGCCGGTGCGCCGGTAACGCATACTTTTAATGATGTGGCAAGCCAACAAGATTTTGGTGTTAAAGCACTTGTAATCAGTGCTGGCGAGAGAACAGATAGCACTGCTTACGATTGGGCCAGAACAGTATTAAAAGACAGAAAAGATATTCAGATCGGTGAAAATGTTAATACTGCCGGTCAGGACGCTTTATCAATCGAGATTGAATGTAGAGGGTATTGGCATACATTAAAATGGCTACCATATGAAAACTCTAAAACTGGAACAATCCAAGCNCATCAAGTAGTAGAAGAAATTATTAGAGATTTTAATGATNCNAATCAGGGNTGGTTTCCAATGGATTTTGGATGGCTTGAGTATAATTTCAGGAAAGAGCGCAGAAGCTCAGATAGTTTGCAATCACATTTTGAGGTATTGAAAAATATCATTGATGAAGGCGGATCAGGGGGAGAGCGTTGGGTAGGTGGATTTTATCAGGACAGAAGATTCCAATATAAAAGCGGCTGAAGATATTGGAGGATTATATACAGAACATTTTGATTTATACCGTGCGTTAGATGATCCGGCACAAATGATTTTTGATAGTGCGTTGGGAACAGAGGTAAAGCCCTGGGATATGGTCCCTGATCGGATACTCAAAACTGTTGATGATTTATCAGATGACATGTATATTGAGCAAGTGACATTCCGCGCTCCATATTCTCTCACTCTAGTTGGCGGCGACGATCAACGATTAAATGTGTTCTTGAAACAGAGAGGATTGCCAAGTATCTAATGGATTTACCGACTAATCCAAGTGCTTTAGTTGATTTATTAAGGGCATGGTTTTTTGCCAAAGATAGAAGTATTGTGATGGCAAATGATGCTTTTATCGAAGGTGATGAAATCTCAACGCCGGGCAATCCAGTTAGTGGCAGAAGACGATTGTATGCTAAAGATGATGGGTGGTATGAATTAGATAGTGGTGGTACAGAACTATCATTATATAATGGATTAACTTACGCCATTGTAGCAGACCAGAAATCTCCGGGTTCGGCGTCAGGGACCTTTACCAGTGGCGCCTGGCGTACACGGGATTTAAATACATTTGTCCTGAATACGATTGTTGGCTGTACCCTGACCTCTAATCAAATTACACTGCCAGCAGGCAGTTATATTTTTCTAGCCAGGTGTCCGGCGTATCGGGTAAACAGTCACAAAGCCAGGTTGCAAAACATCACCGACGGTGTGACTGCTGCGGTTGGGTCATCCACCTACGCCAGTGCGGGACATGCCGTACAAAACGATAGCATTGTATTAAGTACTGTCGAGATTGCCGCCCCAAAAGTGTTTGAGCTACAACACCGTTGCGAGACGACAAAGACAACTAACGGCTTTGGTACGGGCTACGGCGGTGGATTTGGAATAGAAGAGTCGTACGCAACAGTTTTGGCGGTGAGATATGGTTGATTACCGACTTGCAATTGATTTATTAATACCACAAGCTAAATATGGCTGGCTTGCAACTGATGCTGATGATATTTATGGTAAATATGAGTATATTGACTGGCGCGATACAAAGAAAAAAGCCAACTGATAAAGGATTACAATCGGCTTGGAATGATTATGTAGCATTAAATGGTACGCCGGAACAGCAACAGGCACAAGAAGAAATTGGTAAGCAAGAGGCTTTAGATAGATTGAAATTGAGTACCAGTTCTAAAGTGGCTGATTTATTAAAGGTGATTGGTTAAATCTCTTTATATCCTCTCTAGGCGTTCCAACCCCCAACCTACCAATTATCCCTATAATCGCCTGTATCGCGTCCTAAACAGGTCCGGAGAGGCGATGTGTTGCTTCATATAATCAATTTCAATATCTTGGCAGATTTGATTAAGGTTGTTGTTGTCTTTTTCGCTTTCATCTTCTGTGTTGAGGGCAAGGAGCATTATTTCTTTGAATTTTTCGATTAGCTCTTCCATAATGATAGTTGTTGAGTTTCTTTAATCGCCAATTTTGCGTTTTTTACATCAAGATTAAAGTATTCCGCTTTAAGCTCAATACCTATCACTTTACGATTTAATCTAATTGCTTGATCAATTGCTGTTCCTGAGCCAGCAAATGGGGTAAAGATAATTTCACCCGGCATTGAATAAAGCTCAATTGCTCTACGGATTATTGATCGTGGCAACGGGCATAAATGTTTGTCTGCGTCTTCTTTATGTTTATCGCCTCTATATAGTACGTCAGTCTCGCTAATGTCCGGCCATATACCCATTGCAGTAAAAAATAAATCTTGCCATCTTTTCTCTTGAGACATTTTAGCGAGTTTAGAATAATCATCTTGCATAAAATCATGCTCCGGCCATGCGCCTTCTGCCAGCACTATCCATTTATCGCCATTTGTCCAATGTTGTCCGTTTTCATTGTTACCAGCCATGTCTGAATAAATTTCATATTCATTACTTTGGCATTCAGGACAACTAAACTCAAACAACCATAACTCACCAGATTTATAACCTCTTAACGCCTTCTCGTCAAACCCGCTTAGTTCGTCGGCATAACCTTGCCAGTTACAATTTTTGCATTTTGCCAAGTCTGAAATCCTCACTTGATTATCACCGGGTTTTTTGAAGAGCAACAAATAACCATTCATCGCCGGACATATGCGAGCGCGATCTTTTTCCATATTAGTCATTGTCAGGCTGCTAACTTTCTTTTTAATCGCTTGCATTTGTTGGTTCTTAAGGATTGTGATCGGATCTCCAAACATAATCCAGCCTTCATCCATTGCAATATCAATGGCTTTATTCACAAATGGAAATACACCCATATAACCAGATTCGCCTTTTCGGATTGGTACATTCTCAAGATGCATAGCCATAAATCGACCCGGCTTGGTAACATGCATCATGCCNTTAAGAAAGAAACGAAACATTAGCATAAATTCATCTACCCCTCCCATTGCACCAAGTCCTCTTGTATTCCCCATATCTTCTGGACTTGGTGAATAGGTAAACAAATCCCCCATGAATGGCGGGCTAAATACACTTAGATCAACTGAGTTTTTATACAATCCATCATAAGTTGTTTTACCTTCTGCAATTTCAAGCATCATTTGCAAGCTGCTACCATGAAACATTGTAAATTTATCTGTGATAACCGGATTGTATTTAATTTGTTCTTTTGTCATTGGCTGATAATCCTCCATATTTGTTAAAAAATCTTTTAGTTCATCATATAAAGAATCAACGTACATTTTCTCTTGATAAGCAAAGTCACGATCAACTACTTCTTTTTTCTTGAGTACATTTGACAACATTGATTCTTCGTAATCGGTGAAGACATGATAAATTAAGACTTGCCTATCTTGTCCGTAACGATGAATACGCTTAATCGATTGGTAATATTGTTCGTATGAATCGTTAATACCAGAATAGATAGCTATTCGACAAAACTGAAAATTTAAGCCAAAGCCTAATACTCTTGGCTTAGAAATGATGACTTGCAATTCGCCTTTTCTAAATGCCTCAATAAATGGCTGGCGATCTTCTGGCTTGACTTTACCGGAAACAATAGCGGATTCAATGCTGCGCTTGTCCAATTCCTCTTTAATTAGTTTCTCTTCAGCATCGTATATTGTCCAAATGATGACTTGTTCATTGTGTTTTTCAACAATGTCGGCTATAACTTTTGGTTTATTGGTTGCAACTCGTTGTTTGACTTTGCCATTCTCGTATACAAATCCTTTTGAGATTTGAGAGAATTTAGTTCTTTGCTTCATGCTTGTTGGCCGAATAGCCATGCTCGGTAACAATTGCTGTTTGCCTTTTGAGGCATATTGCCTGATGACGCCATCTTGCTCTGGCGTCATAGGTACTTTAATTTGAATCTCTTGCCAATCTTTTAATCCTTCTAAATTATCCTCAAACCCATATGATTTTGGAGAACGCATAAATAATGAAAATAGAGCAAGGCGATTGTAAAACACTTTATGAGCATGTTTCCTGAGAACATATTCACCATCTTTGTTAACAAAAAACTCAGATATGAATTCCTTTTCTGAGTTAACATTCTCCAAGAATAGTGCCAGCATCGCATATTCGCGTTGATCGTTTGGTGACTGAGTAGCAGAGGCAGCATATTTGAATTTGATACCTTTTGAGACTTTGATTATGTTTTTGGCAATCTTACCAGAACCGTCCTGTCCACCTTTGAGAATTGAACTTTCATCGAGAAAGAAGCCGACAACATTTTTTAATGGCTTATCACATCGGATGAAATACTCATGATTAACAAATGCAATTCGACTATCACCATATTCACACCATTCATCAAGTTTCATTGTGTTGTTATGCAAGTGGTCGAATTCTGGAAAGTCTGGAAAATGTTCTTTGCACATCTCTTCAAACTGGACAAGGATATTTAATGGTACGCAGACTACAATACGCTGATCGGTAAAAGCATGAAGTTGTCGGATTAACTCACCGAATACAAGAGTCTTTCCTAATCCAGCATCAAGACTAAATCCAAATCGTTGTTTGATGAATCCAACTTGCACGGCGACATTTTGATAGTCAAATAATTCTTTAGTAATTGGTAATGGTAATTTCTTGTTATCTTCCCAATAATCATCAAGATAAGTGCTTGGAAAGTATGCTGTCCTGCCTTTGATTCGATACTTTGCCAGTTGTCGAACTTTGATAAAATCAAGGTAAGATTCTAAATTGAGATTATTAAAAGTAATTGAAGATTCAAGCTCGCTTACCTGGATTGGATTATTGAATTTCATACAAATACCTCATTGCCCTTATCGTCGTAACCAATCATTTCAGATGCAATTGGCATACCATCATTATCGTATTCCGGCTCAATTGGAATAAAGACTTGTTTACCGGCACAATCACCAAAATAGAATGTTGCCTCATCTGGCTTGCGGAGATCAAGTTCTTTGTCAATTAGTTCTATTATCTCTGGATAATTATTATTGATTAAATTAGCATTTTGAACTAATCGCCAAGTAGGTTCTCTTGATAAACTCATTCTATCCTCCGATCATTTCAATTACATCTCTCTTTGATAAATCATATCTTTCTTGTACCTGTTCCAAAATCTGACCGGCCAAGAGGGGCGCTGGCAGCGAATTGTCTGGAATAAGAGATTTAATAAAGTCTTTTTGTTCATTGTACTGATTACTCAAAAAACTTTGCTCTTCTTTTTCTTGTAATTCTTTAGCTTTTAATTCAGCCTGCCAGTATTCCTTTTGATCATCTGTTAGGATACCATCAAGTATTGACAATTCAAATGGGGTAGGAATTTCATTTTCTTCTGGTTGTCTGTTGCCATACGGGTTAGACCAATAATAATTGATACCATCCCAAATTGACAAAGCGCCATCCCGTGGAGTGACTTTACGAGGCAAAACATTAACAGGCTTGATACCGTTATCATCAATCTCGATTTTAGAAATACGTTTTAGTACTAAAGCTATTGGCACTCCGCCTTCTGGATTCTGTCTAAGCCATAATCGCATATTGCAAACCTTATCAAATGACTTGCCGCAATCGGGAATGTAAGAGCCAGTTTTAGCGCCAGCTATGATCTTTTCCTTGATATGAGTAATGAGGAATAAGGCATTACATCTTTGTGACAGCAAGCTGATTACATTTTGCTTCAATACGATGAGTTTCAGACCATTCCTCCATGCCTTTTGATTGCACCTTGTTTAGAAAATGTTTCTNGTTCTCTAAACAAGTTATGGGTTTTTTTTGGTCATAATATCGGATAGCTTTACCGAATCTACTCCAGGTATCAAAGATTATGCAATCAATTTCGGGTAAGGATTCGAGTCTTTCTGATAGTGCTTGATAAAATTCTAGCAATTTAAGATTGCCAAGTTCATCAACCAAATTGATAAAATGTCCAAACTTTTCTATAGGAATAGGCGGTAATTTTACATCGTCAAAAATATAACATGTGTCTTTAGGATGATATGCTCCAAGTGCTGCTATTGTTTTTCCGGTGTCAGGCTCGCCGGTAATGTGAAACAAGCCTTGTGGTTTATATGTCATCTTTTAATCTCCTTAAAACGGTATACATCCATTTTCATCAATATCATTATCTGCCTCGCTCATCAACTTCTCTAAAATCTCATTGATAACTTTAGGCGATAATTTCTCTCTCTTTTTCATCGCGGCTATAAAATCATTGCCGAATGATTTCCATCCAGTATAAAATGCTATTCGATAAAGCAATTGGCCTAGATTCCAGCCGTCAGGTATACCTAATTGTCCTCTGAAATTCTGCCTTGATTTATTGCCCCAAAGCGGTATTTTATGGAGCGGCTTACCGTCTTTTTCATCGGTTAATATACAAAGAATTTCAAAGAAGTTTAAGTGTGATTCCGGTATGATTTTTTGAGCGTAGTTAAAAATTGAATTAGCTGTTTTACTGCCAAAACCTGATATGCCAGATACAAGAAATTTACGCCAATCACTAACCTCTTCTACTATTTGCCAAATGTCATCCGGTTCAAATTGTGGTGACTGAGGATAGGTGTCTCTTTTTCCTTCTTTTTCGATTTTACTGATTGATTTTTGTTTTCGTTCAATCCAAGTCATTAAATCTAATATGTCTTTAGGCGGTAATGGCTCAACTGTACCGCCTCTCATTTGCCACATGTCGTATATTGTACCAAGTGTAGAATATCTCATATCGCCAAATGCTTTTTGTCCTTTTAATCTGAGTAATCCATTTTCATCTTGCCAATATTCTCCAATTGGTAATAAGATGGCTTGCCCTTTTGGTATCTTGCAGGATTGCATACGAGCAATTGAGGAATGAAGATTATCAACAGAGGTAATATCACTAACCGACTTTAATTTGCACGAATAATGCTCTGTTTTTAATTTGTACTGCAAGGTTTTTTGTCGGTGGAATCGGTAATTTACAAATGGCAAAGTCCGCGCCGGTCAATTGTTCCCAGGCCGGGACATTTGATAGCTTGATCCAAGAAGGATTGAGGATATTTGGTTATATCGGGGGAATAGAAAATAGGCATTATAAAATTTTAAGTACAACGGTTGAATTAACTTCACTTTCTTTAATCTCAGGATGAGCGGCAGCATAACCACGCAAAGATTTATTATCCCAGGATGATCGAGTGTATCCTTTTCGCAAGGTGCATTTAACACCCGATAATTCAATCGGTAAAGAATGTTCAATTACCAAGAGTTGTTTTTTAAGAGCAATTTCCAGTTCTTTCACCTCTTGTAATTTTGGCTCAAGTTCTAATTTAAGTGCTTTATACTCTGCTAATGTTTGTTCTATGTCCATTGTTTACCCTCAAAAGAGGGGAGTGTCTTAACCGTTTGCTCCCCCTTTATGATGCTCCACACGTCAATTAAATTTTCACCATTGGTTCAGGACAATCCATCACTTCGGCCAAAATACGCCTGACATTACAATTCTCACCGTCAGCAGTTTGGGCCGGTTGACCATTAACCAGCAGTTGCAATTCTTCTGCCAGTTTAGTATGATCGGAATGATCGAGCGTCTTACCATGATTGATCATATCCTCAATAGCATTGCCCCAATCGTCAGGGTAGTAGCTGGACGGCGTTTGACCATTCTGGTTAAATTGGGCAAAGTGAGCTTCATTGGCCTGTTGCCATTCAGCAACATCTTTATACACCTTAATATCACTGGCATAGGACTTTGGATCAAACTCAAAAGTATAGCCGGTAGCAGTCTCTTGATAAGAGATGTACACCCAGGTGTCTTTCCGTGCAGCATCAACCAAATCATTACGCTGTTTAGATGTCAGCTTGGCGATTTCAGCCTTTTGATGCTCGTTCCAGAGATTAGGACGCTTTTCGCCTTCGTCATTCTTTTCACTCCAAAGGCCCATTTTAAGATGCCGCTGATAGGGTTTGCCATGTTGATCGTCAAACTCAAAAACGAGTAAGGCCATTGCGAATTTAGATTTAGGATTAAGTTTCATTCCTCTAAATTCTTTTAATCCTACTCGCTGTGAGGTTTGTGTGGCTGAGTCAAACTCATCGTAGAAAACACCAGGAAGAGTAAATACGCCGCCATCGGACACTTTTACGAATCGATCAACATTAAGCGGATAATAAAGTCGTGCTTTGGCAAAGCGCACCTTTCCGCTATCTTCTACAATTTCATCTTCCTCTTCCCAGTTTACATCATCACTGAGAAACAATTCTTCTATCATATTTAATACTCCTTAAGATAAGTTGGTGGTAGAAAAATGCCGAGTTGTCAGTATCCCGGCATTTTCACTACTCCATTTATAAATGGTTCTTTTTTGGTTAGCATCACCTCCTTTAGTTGTGCTGTTGTCTCTCATTATCGGTATCTGCTAAACAAACACAAATGAGAAATAATGCCGGATTAGTGCTAATTAATCAACCCTTTTGAATATTGTTAATCCGGCTTGCACTTCTAGCCCACATCAAAGTGCTGTCCTGTCCCAGCGCAGTGAGAATTGCTACCCGCTAAATCACAAGGCTACCCAAACAACATTAGACCAATTTACAGAGTGTAAGCCACTTTGTAAAGATTGGTCAAGTGCATCATAAATATTTAATTGTCTACTTGTTGATTTATGGAAAATAGATTTGATGAAGTTTAGCATTATCTCACCTCTGCTAATTTTTGCCGGTTACACTTTCCGGCTTGCCGTCGTTATATGTACCAATTTACCTTTAACCAGGTAGCCTAGTCGAATAGGCTTTAGCGGCATTGCTGGTAATCTTGGGTTTACAATGGCTTTTTGTTCTTAGGAGAAGCCACAAACTCCTATTGTCAAGCTGTGAGCGCGGTTCGTAGTCGTTCCTGTGGTATCACAGTCGATCCGCCAGCACTTACTCAACCAAGCTTTAAGAAATTAATCACTCACTATTATCTCAGTGTTGGCTTGCTTTTTTAGAACTTGGCACCGAACCAATTCTAAAAACAAGTGTATCATGGTTTTTAATTCTTGTCAAGCGTTTCTTACAAATTTGTTTTGACAAGCCACTGTTGACAATTTCAACTTACCATGTTAAACTACCTATATCTACATTATAAATAAGGAGTTGTATGAAATTAAAGAATAATATACCTGATTTAATACCGGATGATATAAGTTTAGCTAGAATTGCCAGAATGATAGATAGTGCCAATCAAACAGTACAAAGATATGCTGGTGGTAAAAGTGCTACATATTTTGATGGTAATAGTAGCGTTTCTATTGGCACACTAATAAAAATTGCCGAGGCAATCAATGTGCATTTTTCTGATTTATTTGAAGAGGTAGAATGAATTGGATTAAAAGGTATCAAGCCACTACTCTTAAAATCAGTGCTGTTGCGATTGCTGTACCTCGTTATGCCGGAGCATTTGCTTTGAGTGTAGGATTCTATTTAGGTGATGGTACTCATTTCTACGTTGGTATAGCTGAGATAGTAGCCGGTATTGCTATGGCGATACTCGAAGGGTTTGCTATTGCCTTCATTCTAAGCAAGTGGCGACTACTCAAGTCTACTTCTATTACCTGGTATGCTCTACTCATTGTGGTGGTATTATTAGCTTTATCTCTACCATTAGTAGCTATTCCATATCTTTATTTTATGCAGCAGTCAACAAGCGTTATAACGTTATATAACGTAAATAACGTATTTCCTAACGTTTATTTACAAAATTCTTGGAATTTTATAGTAGCTTTTGTACCTATGCTCATCGTAATTGGAGTAGGGCTGGCTGATGTAGATAGACTAGAACAAGAGTATAAGGAAGTAGAATTTGAGCTAAAGGTTGCTAAAAAGAAAGCATATTTACGGACGTGAACTTAGTAGACTTGAGCTAGAAATTGAACAGGCAAGAGTAGCTAATGAATTGGAGAAACGTAAATTAAGAGCTGCTAATAAAATAGAGCTTGGCAGACTTGAGCATACTATCGAAGAGCAAATCGAGAAGCCTTTTATATGTCCGTATTGTAATGAAGCATCATATGAGACAGAGCGACAATTAAGAGGCCATAAAGGGGTATGTAAAAAGAAATTAGAGGGCGCATCATGATACTTGCAATCTCAATTACTCTGGTTGCATTTTCAGCATTGGTAATTGTCTGGCTATCCATTGCATTAGTTGAAAGATGTTTGCAGTTGATTGACAAGTCAAGAGAGATTATCAAAACCGCATCATTGGACGCTGTGCAAATTTGGACAAGTGGACATATGGCCGGGATAGATGTTAGCCGGGAACGAGGTAAGTTATTGCTGGCTCAAGATTATGGGCAAGTCCGATTAGATGAGTATAGAACTTTGGCAAGGTTCAAACTCGTTGAACATCGGCGACAATTGCAAGCCGGGAACGAGGTGCAGAAATGAAAGCACTAATGCGGCATACCTCACAGGCATATTTTATCAGTCTAAATGTCATTACCAAAAACAATGGCAATGCGAACTTGACACCGATCAATCTCATTCAGTTGACACATATAAATTTTCGCTTTGTTGGTCAATCCGGCAAACCGTGAATCGGCAAATAGAAATATTCCAAATTGGCATTGATAGCATGTTGGATTTATGCGAGTTGTTTTATGTGAGTATAAATGAAATCAGAACTAAAGCTCTCTACACCTAATCTAAAAGTAACCTTCATTCTTGGCTTATGTGCTACTACTTTAATAGTAGCACTTTCTTTAATTTTCCGCTTTGAGTTTGGCTTAATTTTACTTTCAGTAGCCGGTTCATTTAGTTTGATTGGAGCAACTAAAACCTTAATCAATATCAGGCAATATCGGTATCTTAATAGAGCTAATAATCTTGAGCTTGCCAAACAACAACAGGAATTGAGACTTATTACCTATCAAGCTGATAAAGCGCAACTAGAATCCTTTACACTGACATTTCCCAGCACGCATAGAATAGCTACACTGCCTGATAGTCCTGTGAGTTTAATTGAAGGAGTAGTAAAACAACTGCCTGCTACTATAGTAACAAATGATAATCTACCCGATTTAATGGACAAAATTGGTAATCGTCGTTGTATGATGTTTTTAGGGCCGGCTGAAAGCGGCAAGAGTGAAACTGCTGCACATTGGATTAAAGCGCGGTCACATTTGTTTTTAGTCTGTGACCCGAAAGAAGAGGATTTCATTTGGCCAGTTAACTGTCGAGTTTACAACGATTTTGACTTAATTTTTAAGACTATCAAACAGCTTAGAGATGAGCTTGAACGACGGCGACAAAAGCAATTAAAAGGCTTGAAAAGTATCACCTTGTTTTTTGATGAATTACACACTCTTAAAAGGAAAGATAAAGAAATCATTGAGATTATCTTAGATATTGCTACTCTTGGCCGGAGTTACAATGTACACTGTGCTTTTACCGGTCATGCTAAAACTACTAAATATTTAGGTGTTGATGCTGTGGCATTGTTAGATAATTTTGCTAAAGTCAGGATGACATTTGAACATAGATGTTTTGTTGATATTGGTGAAGGCGAATTTGAGGTTAAACATCCAGGCAGGTATAGACAGCAAGTGATTGTTAATCGAGATGATAAAATTAGAGATATGATTAAATCTGGCATGAGTAATTATGCGATTAGCCAGGAAATTTGGGGCAATCGAAATAAAGAGATTTATGATTATATCAATTCTTTAAGGCAAAAAGGTTGACAAATCTTATTAAGTATGATAAGATAGAGCTATAGATTTGAGAGATAGAGAGGTTAAAAAAATGACAGTAATGTCAAAAGTCAACAAAATAGCCAAAACTGCCA